ACATTTAGTAGACGCTACTGATATAGATATCACTAAATGGAATGAATTAAGTAGTAAAATAAAAGAATACGAATATCAATGCGTGTAAGATATTTTGCTTGGTTTGACTCTAAACATGAAAGAACAGAGTTCATTAACTTGCTCAGGTCAGCTAAATCTGACATTGATGCAGTTAATAAAGTGATGCAAAAATATCCAGAGTTAACTTTATCAGAAGTATCTGGAATAGTAAATAACTTTAAAAAAGAAATTAATCAACCATGAGACTCAATCATCCTGGTATCTACAGAATTGTAGGTGAAAACTTTGAACTTCTTGCTAATATAATTGGAGAAGTTCCTTGTATGAGAATTACTTCTGCACTATTGGTTAATGACCTAGTACAGAAAGGAGAATTCACTATACTTCCTGAAGACTCTATTGAAATTCAGAGTGTATTAGCAAATCCTGACAAATTTGTTTTTCTAGAGTATGAATACTCGGAAATATGTTCATTACCATCTTATCGTCAATCGATACATGGTACAAAAATGCCTAATATAACTGATGAACAGTTAAAGACATTTACTAATAAATACCTTGAAGATATTGGAATATATGGGAGAGGTGTAGCTGCAACTAAAGCTTATATATTAGAAACTACAGGCTGGTCATTAGCACAAATTAATGTAGTACTAATGAAAATAGCTAAAAGAGTAAAGCAGCAATATGTTAATTTATAGTTTGACAAACCATATATATACCACTTGGGGAGTTAAATATAGTTCATTTAACTGGCGACCTGAGTGGTATACCTTTTTAAGAATACAAAAAAGGGAATTAAAAGAACTAGAATTTCATGAATCTTATAAAGTTCAAACTGTAAAATATTTAATATTTTGGTTTGATAATAGGATAATACAAAAGATAGGAGTAGATAAAGATTTAACTCTAAAAGTTCGTATAAGAATATTATGTGGATTAATTAATAATACTCCTACTAGTGTACTTACTAGACCTATGAAAATAGAATTCATGGAATGTATATGGGATACTTATAATAAATTCTACAAAGATTGGTATGAATATTATTGTAGGAATATACTAGAATTGCCATTTTAAGCTTATAGAGGTTTGATCGCCTCTATAAGTACTAATAAAAGTTTGAGGGCTGTGACCTACATGACACTGAGATTAGATTAAATTCTGACAGTAGAGCAGCAGTGTGGAAGGATGGTGTGTCAAACAAAACTTTATAAAAGCCCGTAATTATGACAGATGAAGAAAGACAACAGCTTTTAGATCTGATCAAGCAGGCTAAAGAAGGTAAACAATATGCCTTCACACAGCTTTATAATCGTTATCACAGAATTATATACAATACTATATATAATATTGTACACAATAAGGATGTAACAGATGACTTAGTATCTGTAACGTTTACTAAAGCTTTCTTTAAGATAGCCAGTTATATTAATCATATTTCATTTGAGATGTGGTTAAAAACTATCGCTATAAATAGTAGTATTGATTATATACGACGTACCAAAAAAGAGAAGTATGATTATGAATTAGATAATGATAATAACTGTCTACAGGTAAGCAGTTCGGCCGACAGCTCACCAGAGGATTTGTACATATATCATGAGACAGATAGTAAGTTATCTGACGCACTAAGCAGACTTCGCTATAAGTATAGGTATATACTTGAACTACGCACAGTTCAGAATCTCTCTTACAAAGAGATTGCTGAGCATCTTGAACTCTCTGAGTCTCAAGTGAAATCTCGCCTTAACAAAGCGAGAGAGAAATTAAAACAATTGTTAAACTAAAAATATTTACTAATTATGACACCAGCAATTATTGGTCTACTAACTGTAGCATTTATCCTTGCGCGATTATTTCGTAGTACAGGAATGTGGTGGAAACTTGTTTTCGCCATTATGGCTGGTCTATTAGTAGGTATTTTGAGTAAGGAAGTAGTTAAGTCAGATAATGATAAAACTACTTCTCTTACTAGTTTAGTTAGCACCATGAGTAATGATGATGCTTTAACATGCATGCAAAGCTTAGTAGCTACAGTGACAGAAGGTACTACCGTTCGCCTTACTGGGGTTGCAGGTTACATTGTTAAAGATGAAGAATTATTCGATGCACTAACTAAAAATAATACTTTTACTAATGGACGTGACTTACCAGAAATAGAGGATGATAGTTAACTCTTAAACTAATCTATCTTTTTAATTGTACTTAATAATAATTTTTTATTTTAACACTTTAAACATTATCAAAATGGCAAAAGAAATGAGTAAGGCTGAAAGAAAGGCAGCCTTGAAAGCAGCAAAAGCAGCAGCAAAAGCTGAAACTAAAGTAAACAACACTGAGAACAAGAAAGAGGAAACTAATCCTCAGGTAGATAACAAGCCGAAAGATGCTAAAGTAGAGGATGCAAAGAAAGCTCCTACTACAGCTAAGGAAACTAAGGTTCAGGCGAAGAAGGATGCCCCTAAAAGTCCGGATAAGCCTAAGAAGAAGGAAGAGAAAATTCCTACAATCATTCCTGAAGATGCAACAGGTAAGAACAGCCCTGAAAAGAAAGCTGTTGAACGTGCTGCAAACCTTATCACAGGAATTCCTACGGCCGGTATACCTATTGGTTCAAGAGAATCATCTGTTGATGGTAAGGCTATGTTAGCATTTGTAATGCAACAGCGTTATGCTAACAATGAAGAACTCAAGAAGCAATATCCTGAGTTATATGCAGACATCAATCGTAGCATTGATGTAGTTACTTTGTTAGCTCTTGTCGATGTACGTCAAGACTTGTTCGACCGTGGTGAACGTGGCGAATTGCAGTTACAGATAGCTGCAGACCAAGTATTACCGCTGCAAAGTATGGCAGAAATGCTAGGTATTAAACTAGCTCCTGCTAAAGCTCTACCTGGGAATGATGGGCAAATGTCTATTAACTTCTCAGAAAGTGAAGTACCTACAGAACTTGCAAACAGCAAGCCTAAAGTAGAAATTCCGGAGCTTGATCCTAACAAGATTACTAATGATGAGGAATTGAAAACTGCCCTTAATTACCTCATCTCTAAAGAGAAGAATGTGGCAGAAAATATAGTTAACACTGTAGAATGGTATCGTGTATATCGTGGCCTGAAAGAAACTGATGCAGATAAGAAGCTTGCATTAGACGAGAAGACAGTTACAGATTGGATTAATGAGATATTCTCTATTATCCAACCTACAGCTATCTTACGCGGTTTAGGTCGCGCTGTATACTTATATACTTCACAGACAGGTTCACCGTGTATGGCTCACTCTATCATGCATACGCACATGTCTAAAGCCGGTTGGAGTGAAGAACAAGTAGCAGAAGCATTACGTGCTTTAATTGGAGAAAACTTCCGCTATAAACTGAAGGATGATCCTGAAGCAAAGCCGGAAGAAGATAAAGCAATTAATGCTATTACTGGCTTACTGGGCAATGACTACATTGATAAGTTATTTGCTGACTATACTATTACTACTGATGGTGTAGAGGACAGTAAGAAGACTGAACTTGAAGCTGCACGCGAAGTTGCCCGTAAAGTTCTAGGGAGTATTCGTACCAATTACTTTGACAAACAGAAGGAGACTCCTACGCTTGATAAGATGCGTATGGTTGTAGGTCAGATTATTAATCTGTATCGAGACCCAGCTGATCGTCTTGCAGAGTATTGTCAAGGAGATTTAATAGCTCCAAAGGAAGACGAATACCCAAAGAAGGAAGAACAATCTGAAGGAACTGAAAAAAAAAACTAAACTGGTTTAAAAAGTTTCTTTTGAAAATTCATATCCTAGAAGAATAGCCATTCTAATAAATATCATATCAAATGAATAATAGAATGTTAACTGTAGTTGGAATGTTTGTTGTCAGTGTATTCGTTGGTAGGCAAATGTTCGCAACTACAGAAGTTATACAGGCACAGCCTGTTATGCCCTCTATAGTGGAGTTACCTAACTTCCCTAAAGTAATAAAAGAGGAGAAGAGGTCTGTAGATGAGATAAATGTCGAAGTCGACTTATCTACATTAGAAGTATCTGTGAAAGGAACAACAGACGCAAAAGTGAATGTAAAGACTACTGGTGAACCAAAGCCAGTAGTTAAGTGGAAAACTAAAGTAATAGAGAAGACGAATTCAACAGGATATCCAAAAGTAAAAGCTATAAGTAGGGTATCTGATGACGAATCACCGGCAACTCCATTAACAATAGTAGACAAATATGAACAATAAAATTATACTTCAGCAAATGATACGTTTATCACGTATTATTAAGGACTCGAGAGAAGCAAGAGCTAAACTAAGTTCTATACAGTCTCAGACTGAATATTTTATAGTAGAAGGTATTCAGTCTACTTTTATTAGAGACCAAGCTAACAGTAGTATAACTAATTGTTTATATGTAGAACAGTACTTACGTTCGTCTGTAAGTAATGCTTGTAAATGTTTGGATGGTTTTGATGCTTCAAAGATGGAGCCAATAGACTACATCAGTAGTAGTGATGTAAAAAATAAGTTTGTCGACATATGTCTAGGTAAGAAAGTAGTAGCCTCTATTAATCTTACCACTGGTGAAATAATAAGCATCAATACACCAAAACAAGAAATAAAGGCTAAAGATAACAGCCCTACGGTAAAAAGTTAGTGATAATAACCGTATAATAAATACTATAATTATATCACAGTTCGAGAGGAGTAAAACTGTAGCGTAAATCACTCCGGGGAAGTCATGCGGTAAGGTATACAACAATACTGGTCGCACCTGTCAGGGAGCTGTAGTCATTTCTACTGGCCCGAAACAATACAGAATCCGAGAATATGTTAGCTGCTAACACAGTGAGATTACTCAAAAGGTAGGATAATAGGCCTAAACGTCTGAAAAACGGAAGGTAAAAGGGGATAAGAGTGCACAATCCTCTCTAAGTAACGACATGATGAGAACCGTACTGGCGATTACTGTTACTAAAGACTCGTAATTTAAGAGAAGACACACTGAATTACAAACTTAAGCAAGTGGAACGAAATCCATATATCCGTATTAGTTTATCAAAAGCAGAATCAAAAAGGGATATAAACACGATGACGAAACAGGGGCAATACGGTTCCTGACTTACTTCTTTGGAAAGAGTAAGTAAAGCTGAAAGGCAAAGGTTAGTTTCACCTTAAGCAAGCAGCCAACTCATGGAAAAAAAGAGATTGCAGATAACGCATTACCGGTCTCCAAAATCGGTTAACAAAAGCGCTACTGTGCGTCCAGAAAGGAAAACAGGCTAACTCTAGTGTTCAGTATACATCAGCTGTGATGCAATATGCAATTGTGGATATTGGAACTTATACTTATGAAGGGAGTAAATTACTAATACTAATGTAAGGATAACCGTGTTATGGTACATACTTATACAAAGTAAGGATATGAAAGCTGGAAACGCAATGATCCAAGAATTAAACATGCAAACGTTAAAGCTTGACTGATTATCGTGGAACAGGAGCCAATCCTGTACATTATCGTAAATAGTGTGCTGTAAAAGAACTTACGTATAAGGGATGAGGTATATGAGATTGATACCGTCTTTCAAGTCTAAAGTGACTCATGAGTTTTGTCGTGTAGATGAGTATAATATATGAGAAATGACGAGACTAAAACATAGTAGTCTAAAATGCGAGTATGAGGGCGCTATAACCCTGAACTTAGAAGCGGACACCTTTAGCAAGTGTTATTACGTGGTAATAAATAAGATTAGGAGACGCAGAGAAAACTCCTTGTAAAAAACGGCAGAGCTTAAGCATTTCAAGATATGTAAATGCCTTTGATTTATTATACTAATTCACACCAGAATTTTGGATAATAAACATCGTTATGGATTAAGGAAGTAAATAGAGTTATTAAAGATGCTTTAGGGTTAGAATCCTAAAACCAGTTTAGTAATAATTATAGTATATGATGATATGCTTAATGAATCAATTTTACTTACGCTGAATAGAGTCAGCTATGATAAAATGAACTCTAATTGTTTAACTTTTAACTAATTGGGAAGTCCAATGATAGTACAGAGATTTCAAACTACTATTGTAAAGTAGAAGTTAAGGAGTACGAGTCACCCCGACTGCCAACCGACATTGCTGACTGTTAAGACACTCGTAAAGTACAATGCGCAACATTGTATGTGAGAGAACGCTGAATCGTTAGTTACCTGTGTTGTTTCTTACACTGTCTCTGTAAGGGCAATAGTACACTTATGATGAAATATTCCATAAGCAAACAAGGAGACGATGATAGGTGGAAATCCTAATGTTCGTGCAGTATAAACAAACAAATCCTGGAAATGGTATAGATGGGTCATGCTATAAGCAATGAGTCTATGATTTTAGTAATGTTAGATTAAACAACCGTAATTCTGACGAATTTCGATAATACCGGACATACTCAGTAGGTTCTAAGGAACTGATGATAAAGTGGCTTATATCGCATCTAATCGCGTTATACGCTTACGGTGAGGGGTGCGTTGAACATCGTATAAGTTGAATTTCAACCGTCGAAACGGGACGATAAAACTAAGAAATAGCAGAGATTATCAGAAGTAACTCACAGAGTATTTCTCATAAATTTTCAATTTATTATTTTTATGCTTAGTAGATTATGTGATTGAGTTCACCTATTCCTATTCTGAATAGTTATTAAATAATCGAACGGTGGAGAGATTTTATCAATTTTTTGTATAACTATGTTCGTATTGGTATATCAAGTACGGACTCAAAAAGGAACATTTTATGGAAAATAATATTAATGGAGCTAACACTCCGGGTTTAGCAGCTCAAATTTTAGCTCGCTATCGGCAAACAGCCCAGAAGTTTGGGCCTTTCTTTGGACAGCAGATATTTACAATCGTAGCACAGACTCCTGACCTTAAGTGGAAAGAAGATGTAGCTACAGGTAAGAATACTTTCCGTCAGGAAGTAAAAGCTTATATTCTCAAGGCTATTGATGTTGAGTCAGTTAGTTTACTTGAGAAGGATGTTGATGGACGTCCGAAAATCATCTTGAATGAGAAGAAGAATGATCCATCATTAGTCTTTGAGCTTGCTGATCCTGAATTTACTAAAGCAACTCGGCAGAACGTAATTGAGTGTATTGAACGGTTGAGCAAACCAGGCTCTAAGCCTATGTTCTTTACAGCTGAAGAACTTCCTATGTTGAATGACTTAACTAAGTTATCCAACCAGAGTGTGTTGAACTTCTATGAAGAAATGACACGTAAGTGTATGCAGTTAGCTGAAACTGTCCGTGGTTATATGGATATGAATCAGCGTATGCAGGTTGAGTATTTACGGCAGTGCGGTTTAGATAATCAGGAAACTGAAATTCACGTAACTGCTACAATTACTGAAGAAAAATAGTAGAAGCTTATGAACGGCAGACTTTCTTCATTGCGTGTAGAACTTCTGCGAATTCTAATATGTTCTGAGCCAGCCATATTGTCTAAAATTCAGATTTGGAATGGAGGACGTACAGAAACGCCTAAAAAAGTAAGCATTAGAGAAGATGGACGGGTCTTCCTATTTTACGGAAGTGGGCCATTATGGTGGCAAAGATTATTTAATACTTATGAATCGGTAAGTATTATAGATGCTTCTATTAGTATAGCAGATGCAATTACTGGGTCGAATTCGACTCGAAATGAATATGCCTTTGATGAGATTACTAAAAGTATAATTGATGAGGCAAAGAAACGTAAGGATTTCGATTGTATTGTTGATATTTTGTTTGATTGTATGAGGAATTGTTCAGATGGGGAACTACATTCTAAATGGATCAATCAAGAGAATATCAAAAAATATGCAAGAGAAAACGGTATAACCAACGTTGAAGACATTAACCTTGAAGGGCTTAATGGAATAGTTGGAATTAAGACTGGTGGACGGGTTATCCCTATAGTACTCGGCCAGTTAAGAAAATTTAGAAAATATTGATTTGGATATTATCTTAAAACAACATAATTTCATAGTACTGAATTGGGTACTATTTATAGTAATTACTGCTGAATTGGGCAGTTGTTACTACACAGTCCCTTAACTCAAATGTGTAAGTTATGGGTTTGAATCCCATAGGGACTACTACTGGTAGATGTAGTTTGGTCGAGTATTTAACATTTAAAAACATTAATCAATATGAAATCAATTACATCAATATATTTGCTCGGAGATAAGAATAAAGGTAAAATCGGTCGTATTAAAGAAATTTCTAATGAAATTACTTTCTATTGGAATAAGATTAAAGAAGAAAATGTTATTCCGAAGAAAGCTAAACGTAATTATGACTTAAAAGAGTTACTCCAGAAGATTGAAATTCTATCTGAAGAACGTACCTTATTAAAACTGTATATGCAGTGTATTAATATGGGTTATAAGAAGTTTACCGAATTATCTAAAGATAACAACTATCTTAATATCTTTACTTTATATGAAAAGACTGAACAGTTATTTCACTTAAGTAAGATTAAGACTCTTGATCCGAAGCTTAAACGTTCTAAAGGAAAGAAGAACCTAGATAAAACTGAAGAGCTTACTTCAGCTTATATTGCAGGTTTAAAAAATAAACTGCAATTAGAAATTAACAAAATCAATAAAGATATTACAGATTTTAATGAGAAAGCAGAACTTAATATTGAAGCTCCTGCTTTATCATTAGCTGCATAAATATGAAAGAAATTAGAAAAGCAATTTATATAAGAAAGAAATTTTGGGAGTCTAGTTCAGCTTATGAGAATAGAGTTAATATTCTTATAAACTGGGCTAGTAAACATCCTGAAAGAGAATTAAGTAGTATAGGTGTAGGTACTAATACTACTACTATATTTTATTGTGAAATGATAAAGGAAGAAAATTCTACCATAATAAAAGGATTTTCAAGTAAATAACTTAATTATCAAAAATTATGAAAAAGATATTAGCAAAGAAAAATAATAGAACCGGTATAAAGAATCATAGAAGTAATAAAAATAAGTTTCGTAGAAGCTATAAGGCTTATCAAATAATGACGGTAAGCAAGAAACCGGGACCATCTGGAGTCATTAAATATGATGAGAATGGGAAAGTAATAGGATTTGTAAAGTGGGCAGGAAACAAGAAGCAGTCTGAATATACTACTAAAGTAGCAAAAGATGCTATGAATGAAAACAAATCTATAAAACAATCTAAAAAAGAATTAATCAAGAATATTCTTATGAAAGCAGGATATGATCCTACAATACGATATACCCGTAAAGAGAAGAAACATTTTACGCGTATAGTTAAGAACAATATGTTCACTAAACCTAAGGGAGTTACGTTAACAACTGAACAAATCAAAGAGAAAATAAAAGCTGATAAACTTGCAAAGAAATCTATGCAAGCTAAATTTGATGAATCAGTACGTAATAATCCTTTAACTCCTAAAAAAGGTAAACAGATGGCTCCTAGTGCCGCAGAACTATCTGTTAAAGAAAAGCCTAACAAAAGAAACTTTCAATATGCTATACAGAGAAAATGCTCTGATAATGATATGAAAGTATATGATTTTGCTACTGGAAACTTTGAAGCATCTACTAGAGATGAAGCAAAGAATAAAGCTGCTAAATTAGCTAAGAAGTACAAGAAAGATACATCATTTACAGGAGTAACAGTAAAGGATATTGAAGGAGATAACAGTATAACTTATTATAGTCGTAATAAGTTATTAGCAGCATAAAAACTAATAATATTTCTGTTTCCATAACTTAAATTGGTTTCTCATGTAGCTCAGTGGTAGAGCCGCTACTATGTAGTGTGAACGCGTTGGTTCGAGTCCAACCATGAGATCTAACTTTAAATGCTTATAATATGATTATACGAGGAAAGATAGTCTACGTATATGATATTGAGGTATTTCAAAATATCTTTCATTGTTCGGTAAAAAATACAGAAACAAACGACATCTATAAGTTTGAGATATCAGAGAGGAAAAATCAACTAAGAGAATTAGTTAAATTCTTTAAACAAGTAGATAAATACATTACTTGGGGAGATTATTATACTACAAATATTAATATTCCAACTAATATTATATTTTGTGGCTATAATAATTTGCATTATGATAATCCTATAATTAATTATATAATTGAGTATGAGGATAAATTAATGCAATATAATATACCTACTATATGTAGTTCTATATTTAATCTAAGTAAGACTATAACTGCTTCAAGTGAAGATAATATAGATGCATGGAAACATTGGAAGTATCAAATATGGTTTGATACTTTTGATATTCTTACTATGTTATATTCTAATAAACTTAGAGTAGGTTTAAAGGAAATCCAAGTAACAATGCAATATCCTAATGTACAGGAATTTGTATGTGATTGGACTAAACCTCTTCCTTTAGAAGATTTTGACTCTATGATAGATTATAATATCAATGATATTGAATCTACTTCAGAATTACTAAGTAGATGTAAGAAAGACGTTGATTTACGAATCGCTATTGAAGATGAGTATGGAGTAAGAGTACTCAGCAAAGATGGTGTAAATATTGGAATGAAGATTTTAACTCAGAAATATCTAGAGAAAACAGGTTTAACTTGGTGGGATATTAAAGACTTAAGGTCTCCAATGAGTGTAATACCATTGAAAGATGTAATATTACCATTTATTAAATACGATAGTCCTATTCTACAAAGAGTATTAGATGATATGAAAAATCAAATAGTATCTCCAGGTAGAAAAGGATATGAAAACAAGTTTGTATTTAATAATTTACGCTATTCTGTAGGAGTAGGGGGTATTCATTCTGTGAATAGTCCTGAAATCATTATTCCTAGAGATGATGAAATGCTTATAGATATAGATGTAGCTTCACTATATCCAAGTATGCTTATAGAGTATGAATTCTATCCTAAACATTTAGGTAAAGAATTTTTAGAAGTATATAAGCAAATCAAAGATGAGCGAATTGAAGCTAAACACAATGGTGATAAAGTAAAGAACGAAACTTTAAAGTTAGCTTTAAATGGTTTATCAGGTAACTTACAGAATGAACATAATTTCTGTTATAGTCCATTTGCAGTAATGCAGATTAGAATTAATGGACAGTTACTATTACTTATGTTAGCTGAAAAATTAACTCAAATTGGATGTCGAATCGTCCAAGCAAATACTGACGGTTTATTCGTCTTACTAAAGAAAGATATATATTCTAAAGTAAACAGTATTTGTAGAGAATGGGAACAGCTTACTAAACTTACCTTAGAAGAAGATCGTTTTAAAGCAATGTATCAATATGCTATTAATGATTATTTTGCTATTACTGAAGATAACAAAGTAAAAGAGAAAGGGATGTTTATTACTGCTGTAAAATTAGGTAAAGGATTAACTCCAAAAATTATACCTAAAGCAATAATAAGTTTCTTTAAAGATGGAATATCAGTTGAAGATACAATTAAGAATTGTACAGACATAAGAGATTTTCTAATGTCTGAGAAAACTGGTAAACAATGGCATGTTGAATATATGAACGAAGAGCAACAGAGAACTAATCGTTTCTATGCATCTACTAATGGTGGATACTTGTGGAAATGGAAAGATACTGGCCATAAAGAAGGTGAAATTATAACATACACTGAGCCATATGTAGGAGAACATAAATATAAGGCTTCTGCAAGGCAGTATCAGAATATGCTAACAGCATCTGGCGTTACTCTTCTAAATAAGTTTGATGATAAACCAATTGAAGAAAGAAAGATTAATTATAGGTATTACATTATGGAAGCCTATAAGATAATCAGAGATTTGAAACCGTTACAATTGAGCCTATGGGATTAACAGAGGCTTATCAGATATATTTCAGACAAACCATAAGCTTATATAATATATAAGACTATGATTTTAGAAATAGACACTTCTATCTTAGATAGAATACCAACTTTATCTATTAATCAATTAGTATTCCTAACACTTGTATTGAATGATATCAAAACAATCAATCAAGACATTCAGAGACTTCTCAGCCTAGTTAATGAAGAAGAAATACAAGAGTTAGAGACTCAAGGTTTAATTTCTATCCAATATGATAGAGATACCCAAGTCATAAGTAAAACAGAAAAACTAGAAGGACTTCTTAAAGAAGATAAAGCTATGTTTGATATGTTTTATGACCAATTTCCAGTTTATGTTATGAGACCTGATGGAACTAAAGGATTTCTCAGAGCTAATGTAAACAAATGTAGGAAAGAATATAATCGTATCATAGGTAAGTCTAAAGCAATGCATGAACACATTATGGATTGTTTAAAATATGAAATAGATGAGCGTATGCGTACAGGTAAAATAGGTTATATGAAGACTATGTGGAAATGGCTCACTCAACACGAGTGGGAAACTATTGAGGAACAAATGAAAGTAGAAACTCCTAACCAAAATTACTATAATTATGGAACAGACATCTACTAAGACACTAACATTTAGACATATATCTTCTGCTACTAATGAAGCAGTAGAGTATATCCGTAAGAGAAAGAATCATGAGATTGTTTCTTTACGTACTAGATGGAGTAAGTTTAATAAATCCTGTATGGGAGGCATTGAACCTAATACTATATATACTATTGTAGGTATATCTGGTAGCGGTAAGAGTTCATTTGTAAATACGCTTGAAAGTGATTTAATAGACTTAAATTCTAATCAGGATGTAGTAGTACTTAATTTTTCATTTGAAATGTTAAGTTCAAGACAAGTAGGTAGAAAATTAAGTAGTAAGTTAAGGCAAACTACTGCTCAGCTATATAGTTCTATTAGTGAATTAGATAATTCATTGTTAGAAGAAGTAGAACAAACCTCTCAACAGATAAAATCATATCCGATATATTATGTAGATACACCGGGTACTGTTGCAGATATAGCATCTACCATTGATTACTTTTACGAAAATAAAGCTAAAGGCAAGAAGTTTGTGATTATACTTGATCATACTTTGCTTGTTGAAGGTCAAAATCGTGAAAGTGCACTACAAGTGATTTCCGATTTACAGAAACTGTTTATTAGAGTAAAAAAGTTTCCAGATACTACAATAATACAGTTATCACAGATGAATCGTAATATCGAAAATCCTGAAAGAATTAATAATCCATCTATGCATTATCCAATGCGTAGCGATATATCTTCCGCTGATACTATTTTTCATGCATCAGATTACGTTATATGTATTCATAGGCCAGAATTACTCAATATACAGAGTTATGGACCAAATCGTCTACCAGTAAGAGATAAGGTTTACTTGCATATTCTAAAGAATAGAGATGCAGGTGAATGTTCTATACTTGAGTTTGATAATGACCTTAAATACAATAACTTAATTGAGACTATAAGAGAAGATGAACCAGTAAGGAAGATTTCGTTTAGTAATAACAATTAAAAAGGCTGAAAATTATGAAATCATATACATTTACATTACCGAAAAATACTAAGAGTGCAAAAACATATAAGGAGTCTTTAATGGACCGAGTAATTAACGCTTATCCTTGGATGACTGTAGAAAGTAAGAGTGATTATCCTTCCTGCAGTTATGGCATCGAATATGCTGGTGCAGGTGATATTATTACTTTAGGTTTAAGTAAGACTCATAATATTGGATGGTTGCCGAAGGAATGTGCTAATTGTCCGTTTAAGTGTTGGGGAGATAATGTAATTAATTTCGACTTAGAAACAGAATTCTTCAAGGCTATTAATGCACTTGATATTTATGCAAAGGAACATTGTCCGTTTGATGTTGACTATGACTTTAAAGATGAGTTTGGTACTCCGGTTAAAATCTTTGATAACTTCGTACAGATTGGTTATGAAGTAATTCCTATTGCATTTGGTTCTTTGAACTATTTAAAACCGAAGACAAAGAAAACTATTATCGATATCACGATTAATATTAAGAAACGTGGTTTGTTTTAATTAAAATATCTTATTCCATATTATCAGAGATTATCAGAGCTTTATCAGAGGAATACAAAAATAGAAGCTTTTATGATTGTATTACCAAAAGAAAAAGTAAAAGCTAAAGTAGAAAATCCTAGATTTTTGATTTTATTTGGTAAACCAAAAGCTGGGAAAACTACTTTAGTTGCAGCGCTGGATAACAATCTAATTATTGATTTAGAAGGTGGTTCAGAGTTCTTAGAGGCATTAGCTGTTCAAGCTAGATCTGTAAAAGATTTAGGTGATATAGCTAATGCAATAAGAGAGATTAAAAAGGAAACTGGTAAATATCCTTATAAATATATTACTATAGATAATGCTACACGTCTAGAAGAGATGTGTATGAGCTTTGCTATACAGCTTTATAAAGCTACTCCAATGGGTAAAAAGTACGAAGGTACAGATTTAAGAACATTACCTAATGGGTCTGGTTATTTATATATAAGACAGGCTGTAAGAAAAGTCATCGACATGTTCCGTGGATTATGTGATAACTTTATACTTATTGGTCATACTAAGGATAAGTTGATTAATAAGAATGGCGAAGAAATGGCAGAGATGTCTCTTGATTTAGTAGGCGCATTAGCAAATATTATATGTGGTGAAGCAGATGCTGTTGGCTATGTATATAGAAAGAAGAATGAGACGCATATCTCATTTGAAGGCGGAGATAATTCTGTTATTGAAGCTAGAGCACCTCATTTAAGAGGAAAGAATATAGTAGTAGCAGAGAGTGATGAAAATAATAACATTACTGCTTATTGGAATAAAGTTTATTTACCTGAATAATTAAAAATAAGATATTATGATATTTAGTACAGAATTAGCAAATGAAGTAAAGTTGTCAGATAATAGTAATAATACTAAGTACTTGGAAGCAGGTATTCATGACAATGTTAAGTTTGTATCCGCAAAGTTTGCAGAGTCTCCTACAGGGAAGAAGTTCATTGAATTTACTTTTGAAAAAGATGGTAAGAGTCTTGTTCATACTGAATGGGAACCAGCTGTTCGTGAAGGCGATACTGAAGAACAGAATCAAAGTAAAGCTACTAACCAGGTAACTCGCATTATGCGTATACTTAAGTGTTTCTATCCTAAGAATGTATTAGCATTCAGTGGCAGTTCTTATAAGGAGTTTGCTAACTGGGTAGTAACAATGCTTAATAGTGCTAATAAAGATATTTTACTTAAAGTAAAGATAGTTTATAATGATAAAGGTTATACTACACTTCCTAGTTATGTCAAGTTTGCCTCTATTGAGCCTACGAATATTCCTATGGGTTTCTATGAAGAAGGTAAGAATGAAAGCATGATTAGAGAAATTACAGGTATTGATCAGTTTACTAAGCCGATTATTGCAGATAAGGAAGTTAAGGAGGATAATCCTCTTACTACTACTGCAAGTGATCAGCCTAGTGATGATTTACCTTTCTAATAGTAGATAACTCTTAAGCTGCCTACGCTAGGCACTGGTGAAAGCTTTAACATTTGCGTAAGAGGATACAGGGAAACCGGTAATCAGTCGTAATGGGCTATGAGCTTACAGTATCCTGCCAGAGTAATATAGCGATACGTGAGTAGCATGCCGCTATGTGAGATAAGAAGCAATCGACGGTAATACGCCGAATGTGAGGTGTGACGGAGGCATCAAAATTCATAGAATAGAGATAGCATGCACTCACGTTTTCATGATAGTAATGGTTAATTAAGGTTCGATTCCTTAGCTATCGCTAAAATATATCATATGATTTACGATACAACAAAAATAAAAGATAATATAAGTATTACTTTAGATTGGATATTATCTAAAGTAACTGAGTATGATATATATGCAGCGTATATTGGTAATTTTAAAGTAGGCATGATATATAATTCACCATTAAGAAAGGATAAGACACCTTCTTTTGGATGTTATTATAGTAAAAAAACTAAACAGTTAATGTTTAAAGACCATGGTACTGGAGAATGTGGTAATATAATTAAGTTTGTATCACTATTCACAGGACTAACTAACTATTCAGATATACTCAATGATATAGTTAATAAACTTAAAATTACTAATGATACGAAACTCGTTAGCTCTAAGCAATATATACCGTCAACCGAGACAGTAATTGGTATTGTAAGACAAGACTTTACTCTAACAGATATCAATTACTGGTCTCAGTTTAATATTTCTACCACTACTCTAAAGAAATTTGGAGTAAGTAGTATAAAATATTATCTATGTAACGGAGTTGTAAAGGGTATTTACAAGGATAGTAATCCTATGTATGCTTATAAGGTCTATAACAATTTTAAGATATATAGACCTTTAGCAGATAAATATACAAAGTGGCGTAATAACCTGACTGAGAACGACATTCAGGGGTTTAAACAGTTACCTAAAACTGGAGATATACTCATTATTACAAAGAGTATGAAAGACGTCATGTGTTTATATGAGATAGGTATTCCAGCAATAAGCCCATCATCAGAGTCTACATTTATCCCAGATAAGGCTCTAAACCAGCTTAAGAAGCGTTTTAAACGTATAATTATCTTATTTGATAGAGATACAGCTGGAGTTAAATACCTTCGTAAAATGAGCCTTAAAACAGGCTTAGAAGGAATGTTAGTCCATAAAAAGTTTAAAGCAAAAGATATATCTGATGCAGTTAAGCTTAATGGATTTGAAACTATTAAAAATTGGTTATATGAAGAAATTTATTAAAAAAGTTGGTTTTATATTATCTATTCCATTAGTTTGGTTATTAGTAATATATAATATACCTACTTTCTTATTAGACTATATAATAAACTGGTTACGGTCTACTAGTAATATGGCTAATATAATAAGGTGTTGGAAATTACTCAAATTTGGAGTAATTAGTCTATACAATAATAAAGACGTAACATTAGAAAGTACTATAAAAGCATATAATAAGGATGAATGGATTACATTTAATAGTACAAAAAAAATAAAGGTTAATGAGAAGAAAAAAATAGTTAAATAGTAAAGTACGAAATGCAACTCCAAATGAATATGATGGAATTAAATTTCGTAGTAAACTTGAAACTTATACATATAAAAAGCTGAAAGAGGCAAATATCATGGCAGATTACGAGATGCATCGATATGAGCTACTTCCAGCTTTTACTTTTAATAATAAAAAGTATAGAGCAATGACTTATCTACCCGACTTTGTAGGAGATAACTTTGTTATTGAATGTAAAGGATATCCTAATGAAGCTTGGCCTTTAAGAGAGAAACTATTTAGATATTACTTATATAGTAATAATATAGGAGTCAATTTCTATATAGTCCATAATCAGAAGGAGGTAGATGAGTTAATAAAAAAACTAAAGAAATGATACTATTTTATAGTATAATTATATATAAATTAACTAAAACTTTATACCATGAAAATCTGCGCAATAAGTGATGTACATGGTCATTTAATTAATATACCAGAATGTGATGTGTTATGTATAGCAGGTGATGTAGTAAATTTACTTGCTCAGAGAGATAACGAAGAATCAGATAAATTCTGGTCTATTACTTTTGTCAATTGGGTAAACAAATTACCGTGTAAAAAGGTAATTGTAGTTCCAGGAAATCATGATATTTATATAGAAAATCTTATCAACGATACTGTAAAGAATTTGAGTTGGCAAGATTTTAAGATTAAGATGTCAGCTTTAACTAATGATAAAGTAGTATTTCTTGTTGATGAACTATATGAATATGAAGGAATAACTTTTTATGGAACTCCTTGGATAGCTCCTATACATTGGCAAACATGGGCATTTGAAGATATTCAGAATGAATATGATGAGTATATATGTCCATATGAAAAGATACAAAATTGTGATATACTAATTACTCATGAAAATCCTAATTATAATGAAAAGCTTGAACATTACTGTTTTGGTAAGTATAAGCGTCATTTTTTTGGACATTGGCATGATGGTATATCATATGGTCATTTAAATCAATATAATTGTAGTATACTAACTGACAGTTATCTTGAAAGAGAAAGACCTAAAATAGTAACTATAGAATTAAGTAAGAATGATAATTGATAAACCGTATTATGAAGACAATACGAGAATATCAAATTCTGCTATTGGTTGGTTCTTAAAGAAAGGACCACGTTTCTATCGAGATATGATAGATGGAAAAGAAGAAGGATTAAAACTTCCTCAACTTGAAAGAGGTACTATGATACATGAATATATATTGCAACCAGAAGATTTTTGGAATGATTATATAATTCTTGATTACGATGTACCTAAAGTAAAGCAACAAAAAGATTTCTGTGAGACTTATGCTAATTCATTAGAGCTCATAGAAGATGATAAAAAGATTACTGCATACAAATCTGCATACAGTAATTCAAAAAGCTCTGAAATCGTCTTAAAAGAAGCTACAGAGCTATGTAATCGTTATGCTGATTATATTAAAGCATTACAAAGTAAAAAAGATAATCGTAAAGTAATATCTTTTGCTGATTTAAATATGCTTAAAAATATTAAGAATAATATTGATAATCATAAAAAAGCAAAAGAGTTATTAGAAGATATTCCTGGAGTAGAATCTCATAATGAGTTTCATATTAACTGGGAACTACCTATTAATGATTGGATTGCACCTTGTAAGTCTCTACTTGACAGATGCATATTTGATCATATAAATAAGAAGATTACTTTGATTGACTTAAAGACAACTAGTGATGTCTATAATTTTAAACATTCTGTAGAAGAATTTGATTATTATAGACAAATAACTTATTACTTGCTTGCAATTAGTTGGTATATGAAAGATCAAGGAATTGACATTTCAGATTATGATTGTGAAGCATATATTATTGCTATTCAGACAAATAGTAATAATGAAGTGAGAGTATTTAATATGTTTAACGAATTAGAGTTAGATAGTCGTAAAGACCTTATTATCAGAACTTTAACAGAATTATCATATCATTATCAGACAGGCAATTGGGACCATACTCGTAAATATTATGAAGAAGATGGTACTGAAGAACTTGAATGATGTAAGTATTTATATAGTCCCATTATGTGATGATAATATTACGTGGAGAGATTTAACTGTAGAAAGTGGATTTATAAATGCTTTTACATCTGATAAAAATAGACCTTTTTTAGAAGAAAAGGTCTTTCTTGTTTATGATAGTAGTGTAAATACTATTGAGTCTCTTGAAACACACTGTAAATTATCTAGGTTAGACTCTTACTACAATAAACGTTATATAACTATTAACAAAAGACATTATACTGTTTATTGTTTGAGTAATCCTAAGTATAATAAAGATATTAAACGTCTTCGTAATAATGGTAAACCTTTCACTCTAGATGCCATGCTAGAGATTAATAGATTCTGGCAAGGTATAAAAGTGCCAGAATTAGAAAAAAGGTTATTCTATAGCTGGTATAGATTTGGTGACCCTATAGAAGCAGAATTACCAGAAGAAGACTATTATAGTTATGAAGATATTGGTGAGTCTTCATAACTAAAAAGCCTACTGATTTAATAGTCAGTAGGCTTATCTTTTTATTAGAGTATTTAGACTAATTGAGAATTGATATAGAAACTTTAGAAGTTCATTAATTGATTCTGTAGGTAATTACGTTTTGATTTAGGATCTTGAGCTTCTATAACGCTCTTAAATGGTGTTACTTTAATGATATTTTTAAGTATTACAGGCATACCTTTATATACTCCTCTATCTATGATAGTAAATGGAGTTCTATCTCCAATATATGAAGCAGGATTAATCAAGTTTATGAAACTACTAATATTATCAAACCAATTGAAAGCTGCTGTTGGAGATTTAATTAAAGCTATAAATTCAAAAGGATTATACATAGTACGGAACTCAAATGCTGAACGCATAGCTAAATAAGTTATTGATTGTGTTAACCAAGTATCATAATCATCATCACCATCAACTATACTAGCTATAGTAAGCGCTACAACAGTAGATGCAGCTATAAGAACTAGTTCATTTAATGCCCTTCTGACTGCATATTGTTCATACTCTTGCATATTATTATAATCAGCTAATAACTATTTAATAGCAAAATGTCTATTAGCAATTACATTCTTTAAAAATCTACCTGTAGATCTATAGTAACCCTCCTCTATAGTTTGTAAATCTAGATTATACTGTTTAGGTTTAAATCTATCATGTAAAGCAGAAATCATAAAGTTACGATGTAATACTAAGTATGAAGCTATCGCATTGGCGTGTACAGCAGCCTTATCTACTTCTCTGATAGTACCATCTATTCGTTTACTTATGATTTCTATTCTATTACGTACATCATTTAATAGTTTATCTGTGATTAAAGATTTATATTTATCATCCACTACTACATCGCCATTTGGAAGTTCTATATATGCATCATATAAAGTAGTAGTAAGCTATTTAAATTCTACGGCTCCTTTCTTCCTGTCATTAGAATAGAATTTATCTATATACTATTGCTTTGACATGAAACCTTCATTATCAACCAAACGATAATTGTGATAGATACTTAATAAAGTATGACTTTTAACAGTATAATCAGACTACGTATATCCGGCAAACCAAAAATTTTGATTGATAGAACGTAACACTTGACTCTAGTCTAACCTATCAAATAATTCTTTATTATCCTTTACTACTTGATTAAGCATAAGTAAATAAGGTAATCTACCTTTAGGATTAGGGTTACCTATATTCTACATCATATTAGGTAGTTCTCTAGCAAATTCAGATTTAGCAAAGTTTAAATCTTCTAAATCAAAATATCTACCCATTTTAGCTTCTAAAGTAGTATAAGTAGTATCAGTAAAGAAAGAGGTGCCTATAGACCATAAGTTACCGGATAGGTTTACTTTAGTAACAAATCCTCTAACAATATCTAAAGCTTTACCAAAGTTAATATCATAACCTAATACATTACCTTCTATAGGAGTTTTATTTCTACCATACATTAATCTATCTACTAATAGTTGTGACTATTTATATACATTAGTAGATCCAGGTCCTTTTAATTCTTTAGAGGTTTTTATAGATAACTATCTTAGTAAATTGAGCATCAATTCTACTTCATCTTGTTTGGCTGACATATTTTTATAATTAGCAGCCATATTGTAGAACTGTACTACAGCAGATACAGCATCCGTAGATATACTATTTGTATCTTCTAAAGGAGTAATAAATCTAGTAGGTATTACTTTAATAGGATCTCCATTAGGCATAGTAGAAAACTCTTTAACAAAATCTAAATCATCTTCTTTTGTTATAGCAAAATCTTCTACGGCATATTTTAACTTATTTAATATTCCATCTTTACGATTCAATACCTACATAAACCTAGCCTCTATTTGCGGCATCATATTTTCATTACTATTAGCAAGGAATGATATGAAACTCATAGCCTCATTCATTATATTAGTAATTTCATTATATAATTCCTTTACTTCTGGTTTATTCATTACTTCGTTATAAGCCTTACTATTATCATAATATTTCTTGTTAGGCTAAATAGCAGGTCCGTTTTCATCAAATTCAGGATTGTACCACTCTGAAGATTCTAGTATTTTAGAATATTTACTAGATGGTACTATTTCTGTATACTACTAAGCAAATTCAGGTAGTGGTCTAAGTTCTGTATAATACGAAGCTGGATGCATAAATCCTCTTGCGTCCTCATAATGATTATTATTAAACCATTCATTATATGCTTGCGTACCTGCATTTCTAGCCTGCTCCATATCACGATAGTACTATTCTGTATTTACTATTTCTGCAAAATTTGAAAATTTATCAGCTCCATCTGTTTTTTGAGTAGCAGTATATGCGTTTGCTATATCTTGATCTAACTATAATAAGCTTCTTTTCTCATCATCACTTAATGAGTAAATGTCAATCTTATTAGTATGGGGATCCTTATACAAATTTTGTAATTGCCTTCTCCTCTGACGTAGTTTCTAATAAGTACTTTCGGGATCTTTATTGGCAGAATCAGATTCTAGATTAGCTATTCTGTCATAGAAATCTTGAGTATACCTAGTTACAGTATTTCTTTGTTTCCATAACTATACTTCAGCGGTTTCACCTCCATATCTTTCTATTACTTTAGCTAAATCCTTTTCGTACTTATCTTTGTCTATATCATATTTAATATGTTTATTCACTTCTTCGTGAAAGGAGGTTAGTTCATCTGCTATTATTCTATCTATTCCAGTCTTTTCACTACCATCTATATTAAATATATTAGATAGTAATCTTTTTTGTTTACGCAAAGATTCTAGCTATTTGTATTCTGCTTCTGTAAGTAGGTTTTCATACTATATGCCATTAATAGTCATAGATTGTGCAATGCCATCTATCATACTTTGGATTTCTCTTTCAGCATCTCTGGTCTTTATAGATAACATCTTATTTCTAAGAACATAATATTCAGCTTTGTATCTCCTTTGCGCTCTGTCTGCATACCACTTAGTTAATTCATCGAACCACTTCTTTTGTATATCTTCATTTTGTGGTAATACATACATATTATTATTATCTTTAGATATACCTAATTTTTCAGCTAATTTATCCATGAACTATTTCTAGTCACGCTTTAATTGACCATTATTCAGTGGAGCTACCTTATTACCAGAGTATGTACCATCGTCTAATTTTTCATATAATAACTTCTATACATCATTACCATATTTTTCTTTGGCTACATTTACTAATTTAACTAATTTAATACCGACTTCCATAGTTTCTCTATCTGTGGCATTTTTAGCATCATTAAGCCATTTGGCTATAATCTATTGTACAGCATTATTACTATTACTAGACATACCGAACCAATCCATGAACAAACTAGAATCATGTTTAGGATCATCTAGCCAGTTAATAGTATCTTGTATCATATTCTGTGGCATACCTAATTCTGTAAGATACTATTGTAATGCGCTATAACCTTTAGATTTAAGTACATTTATAAACTTATTATTAACATTGTCTATTTGTTGTGATAAGGTAGCAGACAGTTCTTTTATATAACTATAATCAGGGTTATCTTTGAATATATCAGTAGTATCAAATAGATACATTATATCATCCATAAGAGGCTTATAGAAGCCAATATAATCATTAGATAACTGTCTAATCTGTTTAGCGCTGATATTCTTTATAGGTTTACTTAAGAATTTAATACTATCATCTATAGATTCATCAATATGCTATAAGAATTGATATATACCTTCCTCTGTTTCGGAATTAGCTAGTTGCTATATTGTAGTCTATAGTTGATTCCATACTTTAGGATTCTTAACAGTATATCTTTTGATAGAGTTTAATCTATCCTTTAAACCTTTCTGTATCTTTTCATATAATTTGGTTACTTCATTGATTACTCTCATATCTTCTTGAGGTATTGGAGTAAAGTCTTCTGGATTATATGTTACACTAGGGGAAGATATTACATCTGAGATGATGGGCTCCTTGTTAGCGTCTAAATCTTTTCCGTTTGACCATGTTTTATATGATGTAGAAAATATCATTACTTTAGCTTTTATAGCAGCTTCTCTATTACCATCAAAATGATCTAATAAATCCTAAAACAGTATAGAAGGCTCCCCATTTGGAGCCTTATCTATACCATGACCATTATTCAAATCCCAGACAGTATATGCAACTTCTGGTACAACTCTTTCTAGTTCCTTCCATTCTGGAAGATTTTTATTTGGACATTTATACATATTATCTGGAATTATAAGTTACAAATGAATTTTCTTAATGCTTCCTCAAGTTTATCTTGAGTATTAACATTATCTCTTGTCATCTACTATGCAAATTCATTTAGATAGGTTTGTCTTTCATCAGCTGTTAGATCTTCTAACGTATCTAATACTTCAGATATTCTTTTATTACCTTGATCATACAAGGCTAATAAGTCTATACCAGTAAGTTCCTTTACAGTAGATTTTGTACTATTGGGCATATCCTCACGAATTATATCTCTAACCATAGTAATAACTTCGCTAAATCTACCATTATCCTATTCTATTCCATTTCTCATATGGGTTAGCTTAATGTTACCTGTAGATAATAATAAATCAGCAGCGCTAGGGTTTTGTTCAAAAGAGTCTAACATAAGATTTAGCATTACAGATTTAGATATAGAATTCCACTATTCAAGCTAATTTTGTGTCATAGATAAATTTCTCTGAGACGTTAGATATTTAGCCTATTTAGGATCATTTGTATTAAGAATATCCTCTGCAATATCATATCTACCTGCCGTTATAGCTTTCATATAATGAAAGCCCTACTCTACAGAATTAAATCTAACTGTTCTAGTTGTTCTATCATCTTGTTCTATGTTAAAGTTAAACGGTCTAATAGCAAAATTGCTTAACTGAGGATTTTCATTAGTACCGTAATAAATATTTACAGCACTCATCCTAGTTTCATCTTCTCTGAATGTATTTTCATACACATCTCTAATAGCTTTAATACCGTTTTGATTTATATTACGTGTACCTATACCAGCAAAATTAGGAGTAAGTGTAGGAGTACCTATTTCAACCCAATTTTTATCTATATTAGTATACCACTTATTACGTTCTTGATCAAATACATAAACTGGCTTATTAACATCTATAGCCATCTATACTGCCCAGCCAGTACCTCCGTCAACTACATTATTCTTTAGTTGACCTATCGCAAAAACAGCATCAGAATTTTCAACCTGTATCCAGTTGCGAGCTAATAAATTCATATATTTGTCAGGTCTTCTATGAAGTGTTTCGTTTGCTCTATATACATGCTATTTACCTCTTTCAAACTGTTCTTCAGTTATCGCTATATTACCATTAGGGGTCTTAGTTCCATGATAATAATGATTAGATACTACACCATATTCTTCTCCTATTTCACCCCACATAGTATCTGAACCTATAGCCCCTCCAGAATGATTGACATAAGCAGTAACAGCGTTTTCAGTATCATTCTCATTGGCTTCTTCAAGTACAACACCTTCAACACTATCATCAGTATCGTCTTGTTCATACTCAAATATTCTATCCTGTTCTGCTATTGCATAATTCATACCAGAGTATGATGGTAATTCTCCAATATGATGCATATATGCTTTATCTTGTTCAAAGTAAGTTCTTTCTACTTCATCAGTCATATCAGATAATGCATCAAGATTATTCAAAGCTTCAAAATAATCCCATTCATTTTCCTTGTTGAATTCAAATTGAGTTGATAAACCATATTCTATAATAGTATGACCTTTGTAACTATAACCCTTTTTAGATACCAGACCATATATAGGAGTGTATAGAGTTCTGCCAGTAAGCTTCCCCTACCACGTTCTTTCTGGTTTGTCGATATAACCTATTAATCTATACACATGCCAATTAGCAGGTTCAAAACCTAAACTGTCTTTTACCTTAACATAAGGAGGGAATATTGGATATTTTATATCATCTACTGTTACCCAGTTTAATGGTTTAATAACAGCAGCCTACATATCAGTTCTCTATCCAAATATAATATTTGGCATAGCTGCATCTTTATTAAGGCTTACAGATCTTAATGGAGCTTGATATTTACCACCATACATGTCTACAGGTCTCACTAACTTATCATTCTGCCAATTATTTAAGAATAAGTCTTCGATATCATTATAAGATTTATCTGCATTATTAACCATCTGATCTAATTTACCTTGAATGAATTGAGTATAACCCATATTAATCCTTTCACTATTAGGTAGATACTAGAAGAACGCATTCATTACTGTATTATCTCCAGATGTGTAGAAAGAATATACTGCTAAATCTCTGAACAATCTCTTAACTGAAGGTTCGGGATCATCTAATAACTACCTCCAATAGTTGATAAGATTATTTGCTTGCGCCTAATCTGCATTTAACTATTCTGATCTATCAATAAAGTCTAAACCATTTTTATTAATGTTAGGAATTAAGTAGTTAACAAAATCATTAGCTATAGTACCATCATTATTTAGTAAATGACTTAATCTAGGATTACCCTTTAGTACTTCCTACTTAAATCTATACAGTCTATTAGGTATAGAATTACGTCCTTGGAACATAGTATTTAGATCTATATTGTTATCCTTAATATATTGATTAAAGAATTGACTCTTTATCTAAGCTTCCATTCCATTTATTACTGCACTAAGTAATTTAGAATCGGCGTTGGTAGCTCTACCTACTAAGGATAAAGCTATGTGTTTTTGATTAGCAAATTGATCAGTATTACGTAGTAATAAGTTTCTGAATATAGATGAACCTAAAGGTATACTATTTTCTGTTTTTGTGCGAATGAATGTTTCGTTGAAAAATCTAGTAACTTCACCTTCAGCGAATTTACTATTTTCTTCCATATCCAGCATACCTTTATAATATATATCTTGCTCAGCAAAAGTTTTACCAGTCTTCTTAGTATCAATCTTTGAGAATTTAACAAGATTAGCTAAATCGTCTGCATAAGGTTTAAGAGCTAACCAAGCGTAGTATATTCTTACTTGTTCCTCATTAAAGTTTTTAGAATCTTCTGGGTTGATCTTTAATAACTATCTTGTTCTTGATGTTACTTCTCCTTCATCGTTAATATAGGTTCTAAATAAATCTTGATATTCTGAAGCTTTAGTTTTGTTCTTTCTATTTATGTATTCATACTTTTTACGTAACTTTTTAGTAGGGTCGTATTTATCTAATACTTTTTCAATAGCTTCTTTCTCAAGTTGAGAGGGAGTCTTAGTTCTATCAATACCATATTTACCTTTAGTCTTAAGTACTTCATTAGCCATCTCTACTAAGATAGGTTGTCTGATAAAATAGAATGTTTGAGCACCTTTACCTGTACGTAATAAGAATGACACCATATTATATGTCCAAGCATTAACATTAAGCTTAACAATATAAGGATCTTTAGCTATATCTACGAATGCATTAATCATAGCAGATAACCAGTCTAATATACGGCCTCCTTTAGGATTACCTTTTGTAGGATAGTCATATATTCGTCCAACATCTCCTATCTCTAAAGTTCCTGTGAAACCATCGCTCTACATTCTGATACCTACTAACTAAGTAAGGATATGGTGAGCATTATTCAATGCAAATGGACCAATACCAGCTTTACCTCCTGTATATTCTGCCTTTCTATCTTCTTGGTATCTGGGAGTATATACTTCAAATGGTTCTGGATGATATGAACTAGTACCTTCAATATCTTTAAGTATCCCTTTAACTGTATCAGTAGCATCGTCAATAGAACCTTTTAACATAGCTGAATTATCTTTAGTAAGAAGAATTTTGATATACATTTTAATAATGTCATTCTTATAAGCGTTAGCTACATCTTCTCTAGTTAAAGCATCACCATGAGTTATAATACCTCCATTCTTATTGAAAGAGTATCTAGCTACATACAGTTTATCAATATCAAAGTCAGAACCAGTAAGCTTAGTAAATCCTTCAGGTAGCATGATAGTATCACCCATAATTTCAGGGAATACATCTACGAATCTTAATGCGGATATTGATGCAATAGACTGTGTAGGAATACGATAACCAATTCCTGTAGCATCTGCACTCTATCCTATAATATTATGATCTAATAACCACTTTCTAGCTTGTTTAAATGTCATTTTACTGTAGTTAGGTATCATATGTTTAAATAGATTTATACTTACTACAGAGTCCATAGAACCATCCTTATCATTAATCATGAGTAATGGTTTTCCATCATTGATCATATCTTCTGTAATAACATTCTAGCTAGTGGCTTCGAGTCCAAATGCAGATCTTTGGATGAAAGCTCCACCCGGCATATGAACATCAATAACTAGTTTATTAATCATAGATATAAATCTACTTTCTAACCATTTATTATCAGATAAAGCAGACAAAGGTATTACAAATGCATTATTCTTAGTTTTAAGACCAGATAATACATTATCATTAGCGTCAGATTCTCTAGCGTCACGCTCTAACATATTACCTAACGCTGTAACATTTATATTACCGTCTACAAATAATTCATCTACTATGTCCTATCTACCCATGTTAGATAAAGTATTCAATGCTCCCATTACTGTATCATTGATTTCTCTACCTGTTACTTGAGAACCGTCTGGACCATAGAAATCATCCTTACGTAAATTAGATAAGTTTACTTTTAAGAACTATGTACCAGCCATCTGTTCCGGATGAGTATGAGGATTAGTCTCTAACTGCTGTCTGATATATTTAAACTTCTGCCTATATGTTACGAGTTTACTCAAATCAGTAATAGTATTACCCTATCCACTTTCTGCCCAGTCTACTATAGAAGCGGATAATACAGTCTAACCGTCTTTAAGTTCTATTTCACTATCTTTAGCCTTTCTATAGTATGCTGTAGGAGATTCTGAACCAGCTTTAACTGCAGAATCAAACATAGCCATATCAATAGGATCATTAGGATCTACCATTCTGTCATATAAAGCTTTAATATCTCCAGTAGCTACAGATTTAAATAACGGGAATAAAGCCATCTTATTAAAGTAAGGTATACCTAATCCGTTTCTAAATCTGGTACCGAATGCTATATACTTCATAGCATTTAATATAACTTTGTTAGCTTCTGCATATAACTTAGGATCAGATTCCCATTTATCTGCAGTATCAGGATTAGTCAATACTTCAAATGCTCGTTTAATGTCAGCATTCCATACACCACGCATCCTAAGTAAATCTCTAGTCATATTAGGACTTATATATACAGCAGCATCAGCTACATTAACTCCTTTCTTATAACCAGCTACAGCTACTTTAGCTGCTTGTTTAGCAATTTTAGTTTCTTCAGGGTAGGTATTTTCTATATCACGTATGCTAAGATCTTTTACCTCATTCCAAGCTTCTTCTCCTAACATTTCCTATATAGTTTCTTTTATATTTGCCCTATAGAACAAACCTTCATACTCATGGTACTGTTTATCCATGATTTCGTGATCTTTAAGCTCTGTAACTACATATTCATCACGCATTGGATCATTAAAGAAGTCTAATCTATTATTCAAACCAGTTGATGTCAAAGAACCTAAACGTTTGATTTTGTCAATAGATACGTCTGTTATACCCTCTCTATCGTACTTCACTTTGTAATATGCAGGTGAACCACTAAATAGCTTTTCTACTTCCTGAATAGATATTATACTATTCATCACATAGTCAGATATCATATCAAATACTGCATATGCTTCCGCATTAGCACTATCCACACTCTAATACCTAGCTGATCTTTCTGTTACTACATTATCATCAAGTAATACATTACGTATACTCCATATATTACCTTGATCATTCATAGTAATTAAACCAAGATCTCTAGCATATTCTAATTCTTTCTTTACTCTACGATTAATCACTCCAGCTAAGAAAGCCTTTTGTGTTTCTGGAGAAGTATTAAAGAAATAGTCTTTAGCTAATTGTAAACATTCTTTAGCTGATTTGGTAGGGTCATTAAAGTTAACAAAACCTTTATTAGTATATATACCGGTTAAGAATAAGAATCTAGCTCCATTACCTTCCAAAGTTACAGTGTGCTTAACTCCATCTTTATCTTTATAATCATATTTATTAGGAGTATGGAAGTTTTTAATACGTCTAGATGGCTCAATCCAATCATTATTTATAGTACCATCATCATTATAATGTAATCCTGTTTCTGGATTATAATGATTAGGATCATCATCTATCTGTCTTAAGCACAACTCTATTTGGTTTAATTCATCGTAGCAGTAACCTAATAGATAGTCCATAACTTGCTCACCATACTGAACAAAAGTTTGACCATTGTTATTATTGAATCTAATAGGTTCATGCGGCAATGTTATTCCCTTAATGAAATGATAAGTTTTCTTATCTGCTACTGTAGGGAATATTATTCTATTATTAAATACAGCTGTCATTTTAGCTATATAGTCTTCTCTATCAGTGATACCGTGGTAATCTCTACCCTTATCTCCAGTAGTAGTATCCTTAAAGTTAATAAAGGTTTCCATTGATAGATTTCTATTACCTCCTCTAACTGCTTGCAATATAATAGAATGCTCATTATAAACTACAGATTCTAATTCCTAGAATACAGTAGGATCTGATACTATTTCATTAAGTCTATCCTTGGCAAAATTGTTCTATGATACCATATAATAAGAATTACCATCAGGACCATAGCTACTCAAACTATTATCTGTAGCATGTGTAAATGCATAATAATTAGCTAACTCTTTAACGTAACCTATATTATTCCATACCTATGTAGGATCAACAGTTACTTCATTCACTTTAATTTCTTTAATAGTACTATCGCTATTTATAGCATTTTTAATTGCCTCAAGTACACTTACTATTTTTGGAATACCACCGAAATTAACAGTTGAACTAGAGAACTCACTAATAAGGGTAAATGCATCTGATTTAGGATTACCGTATCTACCGGATAATAACATTTTATCTATAGTAGGTACATCAATGCCGATACCTATTACATTAAACATGTTAACTAAATACTTCTTAAGCATTTTCTAGTTAGATATTTCATGTAAATCAATATTTCTATCTCCTATCTTAAGTATGCCTTTATTATTTCTAAATGCAGTAATAACACTATTAAAGTTCTTAATTACAGTATCTAAAGCCTTTTTAGACCCTTCTTCTGCTATCACTTTACCTTCTTTATCGTATTTAAACAATCCAGCATTAGTAAATAATGCTTGAGACCATACTTTAGGATAAGTAGCAGCTTTAACATCAACTGTATTATCGGTAAGTTCATGTTTAATGAATCCTGTTTCTGGATCTTTACTTACTTTAGCTGTGACATAATTATTTATGTCACAAGTTACTACAGTTTCTATCTTAGTAAGCATTGCTTCAGCATCAGCAGCCTTAACTAAATCTTCTTTCTGATTAGAATCTTTAATCAGTCTGTTAAGTTTAAATAATAAAGCAGAATGAAAAGCACTACCATTTTGAGCGTAAGTAGCTACTTTATCAACTATATTAGCTATAGTGCGACACCCGGACAAATCTTTAAGTATATTGTCCCATGCAGTTTTAGCATCAACAAAATTAGCAAAATGAGTAATAGGATCTATCTTCATGGACATAGAACCATCAGGGCTAATCTCATATAGAGGTATAGTTTGGAAGAAGAATTTAACCTCTGCAGGAGCATTATCCTTAATGGATATATTCATACCTTCTACTGTATGCTGCCCTATATTAACTCTTTCTGCTCCCTCTTCTATATCGCTTATAGTTTCATCCTCATTACGATCTATAGCTCTAACACCCAGTTGTTTTAATCTAGTAGCTATAGTTGGCATAAACACAGTCTCATATTTCTCAAGAATTTCATCCATTACAGGAGAAGGATAAGTTCTAGCTTGCGCTTCTATAATAAGCTTAAGCCTTTCAAATTGTTGATTATCCTCAGCCAATGCTGAATATTCAATATTAGGCACTGTAGTTTGTCCATTTACTCTAAAGAATGCATATGTGAGAGACTTGATTATATTATCAAATTGATTGTATTGAGTAATTGTTTTTAACTCATAACCAGCTACTTCTAGATTAGGACCAGATGTACCGTATATTTGTCTAAATCTATTTACATTCTCTTCGTTAGGCTTAATTCCATAGAACTTGCCTCTATTAATATCGGAATATATCTTAGCTAATGCGTATTGACCAGTCCTAGCCCACAGCTTAATAAAATCTAAAATCCTTCTAAACCAATTCTTAGTATCAAAAGCATAATTTCCAGCTTCATTTAACATGAAATCTCTAAATTGGTCCGCTAAAGTTTCTTCTATTTGAGAGTCTGTCATTTCAGGATTCTTCTTTCTCATCCTATTATAGATTCTTTCTCTTCTTTTATTATCTATCAAGAGTAAAGAAACTCTATGCCATGCCTCATGATATTCTGTACCTACAGGAGCAAAATTACTAATTAATACAGAATCTTCTATTACTCTACCTACTACAGCTGTACCAGCTTCTGTAACATCTATTATAGTAGGAATAATCTGAGGAGATGTTCCAAAAGTAGAACTTAGCCATTCTTTAGCTTGCTCTGGATCCATTCTCTCATTCACCCATAAAGCACCGTCTTCCTGTACTTCTACTTCCATATTGGGGCCTCGTTTCTTCCCATCTAATATAGCAAATATATCTGCCATATTCACAGAAGTCTATTTACCACTTTCATCTGGTAAAGTAAATACTTTAGTTTTAATAGGATCTTCGTATTCTTTCTCTACCTTTTGTTGAGCCTGCTACTATATCTTTTCAGCGGTTTTATCTGCCAACATTACATCATCAACATATATATTAGAATCCCATAACTCATCAGCTATGTCAGTAAGTAATATACCTTGTTTAATATACCATCCTAAAGTACTCATACCATTAGGATGTTTACTATCAATAGTCTTACGACCATTACTTCCTGCAATTATACCAAATTCACTCTAGTCTAATTCTATTAATCCAGGAATAATAGTAAGCTTATCTACATTACTATTCTTTAAGAATGCAGCAACTGACTTAAATCTAGGATCTGTTACTTGTGATTGCAAATCACCTCCTAAGTAATAAGTATTAAGAGCTTGTTCATCTATGTTCCAATGGAAATTAGACATTATATAATTTTTAGCTTGTTGTCTAATATCTGGTTGACTAACAAGATCACTTATACTGTAGCTAGTATTACCTATTACTAAATTACCATTATCATCCACAAAGAATTGCTTTCTTTGTTTAGCTTGAATCTATTGTGGAGTAAATCTAGTGTCATTAGGATTTACAGCTGTATGAGGACCAAAGTTTACTATAAAGTCTAATATGTCAATGGGTCTAAGATTAGTCTTAACTCCTTTGGCGTCGGTATAGAATTGATCGTTACTAGTAACTAAATCTAATATCAGATCCGCTATTTGAGGTTTATCTGCAAATGTCTAATAGTTTAATTTAACTAATTTAGTATCGTATTCGCCATCTAATCTAGGAACTTTTAATACCCACATAGGTTGACCAAGACTACCGCCTTTTACAGATAATATAGTGTTTCTTAATCTTATTACTTCATTGTTTATAGGACCAGTAGTTATACCTATCTACGTATTATCTGGGGTTATCTCAAATGGATCTTTTATAGTTAACCATGCTGAATCTAGTAAGCTTCTATTCTTAGGGCTGTTATCTGGATTTTTTTCATTTCTAAATCTTCCAGTAGTAGCTCTAAGAGCTGTAGGAACTACCTCAAGGTTTGGATTCTTTTTAGTTTGTTCATACAGTTCTATAATCTTATTTCTCAATCTGACCAGATTATCTACAATCTTAGTCTATTTTTCAAACGGTAGCCTATTAAACGGGCTATATCTACCTCTAAGACCACCTTCAACAGTTTTAATAGCTCCGACGTATTTTTTACCTTTGTAATCAAATATAGCATAAATAGCAGGTTCTACTTTTCCGTCTTTATTAGTATAATCGTGTACTTCAAAGTGAACCCCGTTGTTCATTACTTCAGGTATAAAGTCAGGTTTACTACTTACTAACGATAAATCATCATCATTAAGGTAGTCTTCCATTCCTTGATATCTCTTAGATATTCTAATGTAATTACCATTAGCATCTCTAGAACCTTCACTTAATCTGTAATTGATTTCATGAGAATATGGGTCTTCATCTTTATCATATGTTAATTCCTATGTATTTACAGTAGTGGGCTATTCTACTGGCATCTATTCCTGCTGAGGCTGCTGTGACTGTTGCAAACTACTAGCTGCTTCTGCTCCTAGCCAATCACCCATTATACTAGCTAATGTTGGTAATTCTGCTTGAGTTGGCTGTTCTTGTGTAGGAGTAGTAGGTACTTCTGGAATAGCATCTGCACTCTTAGTAGGAGTATCGTCATTCTGCTTTACTACTTTCTATCTTTCTTCTGATTTTATTTCCTCTAACTTTTCTGCAGCCTATTGCTCCTCCTATCTAGCTTGCTTCATTTCTTCAAGTCTAGCAGGAGCCTAATCTTTTATACGTTGCGCTATTTTACTGTGACTCTAAATAATAAACTTTGACAATTCAACTTGAGAGTTAAGAGTATCTGCTAGTCTATTAGCTTTACTAGAATTACCATTAGTATACAGCTCTTCTTCTAACTACATTCTAGTATCTCTCATATCTTCCCATAGATTCTTTAATCCATCTTCAGAATTCTCCATAAACTTAGATGCACTATACTCCTGATAATTCTACCTATTTGGATATAGGTAAGAATAAATATCTTTCATAGCTTGACCTGCATCAGCATACGATTTACCAGCTTTGTATTTAGTACTAGGTACAAGAACAACATCTCCTTTAGAGTTCCTTTCTTGTTCAAAGTATTTATTACGTATTGCACTAGCGTTCTATCTTGCCTCTGTTATATCTTCTGGTTCAGTTGCTACATCTTCAGCAGTATCCTACGCTTTACTTTCTGCAGCAATGGTAGGTTCAGGATTGGTAACTTCAGGTGTTGTTGTAACCTCTACAGGTTCTGGAGTTATTTCTTCACTATCTATTACTTCATCCTCTTGCTTCTTTCCAGAGTATAAATCATCCAACTCCTATACAAAAGTATCTTCCTGATCTTCTACATCTAGCCACTTATTGATTTTTGCTATTGCTCCTTTAGGACTATTCATCGCATCTCTCTCAGTCTTAGCTCTTTCAAAGTCAAGATTTGCTATAATTTCTTTTTCTTGTAAGTCTTTAAGAGTTTGATGAAGGTTAGGAACATTTAATTGTTCCTCTGTAATACCTAAATCTTCTGCTTCTTTACGCAACTATTGATAAACAGCATCTATCTATTGTTTATCTTTATTTAATAAATGCTTAAATTTAATAACATCAGACTTAGAGGTACGTATACCAGTATTTTTTTCTAGTTCTGATAGTTTATTACCGTTATTAGTAAAGTCAGTTATGAGTTGATCATATAATTCAGTCTAAGATTTTAATCTAATTAGATTACGAATAGCTACTTCTTGATCAGAAGTTACATCTGGTTTAATGGAAGATATGTACTATGACATTTCAGGACTATACATCAACTGATCTACTTCCGATGTTATATTAGCTCTGTTGTTACTAGCTTCAGTAAGTAGAGCTTCGTGGTGTTCTTTTAATGCTACAAATACATCATATTCTTCTGTTCTAGGATCTATACCTGCTTTCACTGCTTGGCTCATAGTAACAGGAGAAGTGTACATATTTCTAATGAGTTCTGCTCTCTTTCTCTCGTTATATATGTCCTGTATATCTAATCCTTCTGTTCTAGATACTATATTTTCAGCTTCATCAAAAGAACTCATAAGGTTATCATATTTACCAGTTCTAATGAAACTACTATACATAGCATTCTTTCTAACTCTATCTTTAGCATCCATCTATTCTGCATACAAAGCAGATACAAATTGGTCAGTAGGTAATTGATTATTTATTTGTATTGCTGCAGATGGAGCACCGTATACAGTAGTCATTAAACCTCCCAACAATGCACCGCCTTTAAAGTTTTCCATGAATTCCTAATCATTTGAATACACAGGATCCCACGGAGTAATAGCTGCAAATACAGCACGAGCTCCAGTACCAATGTTACGTATAAAACTCTTTACTAGATTTGGATCAGCATCAAAATTATTGTCTATATATTTCTATCCCTTAATGTACTGAACACCTTCTTCAGCTCCTTCTAGTATACCAGATACTAATATACGACCACCTAAATCAGTAATAGCTCTACGTTTAGTTCTCATAGGTAATCTACCAACATTATCTAAACCGAATGAAGTTATATCATCTATTCGATTAGATAATTGTTCTTGTAAACCTTTTCTTAATTTTGCACCTTTTTCAGCTAAAGTTTTTAAACCTTTTACTTTTTTAGCCATAGAACCTATAGGCACTACTTCAATTGCTTGTTGAGCTACGTCACTAATTGATAAAGCCATATTATCTATATATAAAGATCTTAAACCTTCTCTATTATCTAACATAGCTTTATTAAACTTTCTATTGTTTATCTTGATATCTCCAGAAAGTATACGATCATATACATATTCATCATCATTAATTTGTTCTGTACTATAGCCTTGTTGCGCCATTTTGATTTTAGCATCAGCTAATACGTCTTCATCTACTCCTAATTTCTTAGCTGAATTCTTTACGGATTGCTTGTAGTTCTAAAATACTTCAGATTTAGATTCTTGATCTCTACTATATAAATTAGAACCTATAGATACTAAAGCTGCAGCTCCAGCCACTAATGGGTTTCCAGCACTAGCTGCGTAGTAGGCAGATAAAGTACCTAATATAGAAGACCCTACAGAGGCGGCACTAGAACCTAATAGACCAGGTAATTTAAATAACCATGTATCTATATCGGAAAAATCCATACCAGACTTCTCTTTATTTTTTCTATAGTACTGTGAAGTTAATTTTTCATCGAAACGTTTAGCCTTATCGGATTGTATTTCAGCATCTCTGAGAGAGACTATTCTCTTATTGTAGATATTATCATCCTACATACTACCGTCAGGTCTAGTAATAGGATTGATTTCTTTGTCTATTTCTATTAATGTGTTATCTAGATTGCCTTGTTTAAGACTACCTGTAATATAACTATTAAGATAATTGTTATTGAATTTACCAGATATAGCAGTATCATATGCAGATTTATTATTAACTTGCATTAAAGATGCTACCTATAACTGCTATTTTAACTGTTCATTCGTAGGATCTTGGCTTAACTGTCTAGATAATTCTATTACTGCTTTACTAGAGTTTATATAATCTTTTAGGCTGATTAAGGTATTATAATCCTAATCAGCCATTATATACTCTCCTAACTTAGCGTCTCTTTCAGTTTGTGCTTTTGTTAAATTCCAATCATAGAATGCATTAGAAGCCCAATCTGTAAAACCATAATTGTCAGGTGCTTCTTCATAATTAGCATCTGGATTAGCCATACGATGCATATACTCTTCAGTATTAATTTGAGGAGCTATCATAGCATCATACATTGCCGTTCTTTGTCTAATACTGTCTATTAACGATGTATCGTATACTTTCTTTTTCTTTGCCATATTTATCTACCTAATAATTGTTGTGCTGATGTCTGGTATTCATCTTTAGCTTGAGAAGATCCTCCAATACCGCTAGAAGATCCGCCTTGCCATCTTTGATTTACTCTTTGCCAATATTCTGAGGATGTATATGAATTTGGTAATGTTCTATAAGCATCTACTTCATAGTATTCAACTCCATCTTTGCCTACTACTTCAGTTACTTTAGAAGCGCCAAATTGTTGTTTGAGAGCTCCGCTAGTAGTCTATCTACCAAATGGCATAGAGTAACTAGAAGCCATTTCATTAAACCACACAGGATGATTTACCCACATACCTGTTCCTAATGATTCTTCAATTCTTTCCTTAGGTATTCTAAGTTTGCCAGATAAAGCCATACTTCCAGGTCCAGTCTTTACTACTTTATTATTTGGTATAAATTGAACTCCACTTAATTGACCACTTTCTACTAATTCTCTAAATGGAAAACTAGTGTCTCTTCCTATACCGGCATCTCTACGAGCTTTTCTACCAGGTCCTTCATTACCAGCAATCATACTAAATACTGTTTCTGGTAATAAGAATCCTTCTGTAGTATTAAATTGATAACCCTAATGCTTAATCCCATCACTATCTTGTATTTCTGTAGACAATGCTCCAACACCTGTTAACAAGTCGTCTTTATCGAGTAGACCAACAGGAGCGCTTACTTTGTTAAGTGCAGAATTTACTCCTTTTAAATAAGATTTAGTATTAAACTCTTTACTATCTTGACTAGTTAATGGAGAGAAACCAGCTACTCTCTAAAATTCATCTCTTACTACATGTTTGCTAGCTAAACCAACCATCTAACTCTATAACTGCTGAGCTCTGTTGCTAGCAGTTACTGCTGTTACATAATCTTCATCATTACCAGTTTGTCTATATCTAGCACTATACTCATTAGCTGCCTATACCATGGATCCGTATTCATTCTGCATTCTATCTATATTGCGCAGACCTTTGCGCGCATCATCCGCAATTTTACTATTTGGATACTTAGTGATCAAACTAGATATATAATCTCTATAACTATTAAATTTATTACCTATACCAGACATAGTATTTCTAGTAATGCTATCGTTTAAGAAATCTAATCTAGTAGGATTAGGTCTTATTACTTCTTCATTACTGCCCCTGTTACTTTGTTTAGCCATAGCTAACCAATATGGATCTACAGTATCTTGATTCACAATTCTATCTCTCTGTGAGTCAGCTATCATTCCTACGAATCTCTATCTAGCTAATTCAGTATTACCTCCAGAAGCGTCTAATGCTTCTCTATAATACTGTTGACCCTAAGGCGTACTAATTAAATCATTAAACTTAGCATCTGCAATATCGTACAATGTATCATAAGTAATGCCTACTCTATTGTATTTGACTCCATCTTTCCATACAGACCCTATTGAACTAGGTTTAAGATTACTAAAGTAAGGATTAGCTAGTTCATCGGCAGTCATATAACGTAATGGAGTAATTTGATCAAATACTCTTTTACTACCTAAAGTATCATAATTAGGTATATTTGCAGAATCCCAGCTTCGTTTATATCTACCCTCTGCTTCCATTTTAGCTCTCATTTCAAGTCCAGCTCTAAGATTATCAGCACTTTCTTTAAGCAAACTCAATGATCCATAATCTGTATTACTAATAATCGACTGTAAATTGGCACGAAAACCTGCATCTTTTAAGGCATCTGGATTAGAAACTATTTGATTAATAGCATCTTGTACATCTTGACGATTAATAGTTAAATTGTAGTAATTCTATGTGTCTATTGCAGATGGTGATCTAAATTCTCCAAACTTTTGTAACTAAGTATTAAACTATTGTGCAGCCTCATCTACAGCTTGCTTCTACGCTGCTCCTATTCTATATAATTCACCAAAGTTAATAGGTACATATGTATTTAATATAGGAGCTTCCGCTGCTCTATCATATCTATTAGCCTACATTGTTACCTCCTTTTCTTAACCATTTATTAAACTGTCTAATAGTATCTGCTGTATAACCAGATTGCAAAAATGGAGCATACATAGCTAACATTGCATTATCTCTAGCTTCCTGATTACGCATTAACTCTCTATTCTGAGCCCATTGACTTAACTGACTTAAACCAGCTCTACGTATATTTCTAGCAGTAGCTCTATTCTGAGCATTAGCTTCATTAGCCATATTCGTAGCATTAACCCATTGCTGTCCTAAACTATTCATAGTATTAGCATAATCACCTAAGTATTGGTTATTAACATTACTTTCTTGAGATCTTAAACTAGCTATAGCTCTGTCAGTATTAACAGCTGACTGTAATCTATAAGCTAAGTTAGCTCCTGTATTGGTATTAATTTGGCTAGCATTATAATTACTAGTAGCTCTATTACGATTTAAATCTTCAATAGCAGGACTAATATCATACCTACGTCTACGCATAGTATTAGCAATGCTTGTAGCATAAGGATTATACACTGCATCAACTGTTTCAGGTCTACTAGTAAATAGATTAGACATAACAGGAGTTAAAGAAGCTATCCCTGACAATGCGCTTCCTACTTTATCAAATAATTTATTACGTCTGTCTGCTCTAGTTTCTCTATAACTAATATCATTAGGTGTAGCACTAGGAGACTCTACAGTATCATAGTCTGTATCATACACAGATTCTACTGTTGGAGCGTCATACCAAGTAAACGGTAATTCTGGTTTACCTTCATCAATTAATCCTGCACTTGTAGAAGGAGTAGTTCTGCGTCTCTTAACTGAAGTACTACTAACACTTGTAGGAGTTGTAGTTGATGCAGTTTGAGTATTATTAGGGTTAACAGGTATATGATACCACTGATTATTACCAGTTCCCCACTGTACTCCAGCCCCCCATTTACGATTAGGGTTATAGATAGCATCTACTATTCTATCTCCTAAACCAGGTTTAATCTCATCACCTAAAGCAGCTGCTTGTATCTACTTAGTCTTAGGTTTAATACCTTTACTTTGTTTAACAGATTCCTACATAGCAAACAGCTAATCATGAATCATATTATTATTCATTTCATTTAATTTTGCTGCATTCTCTGCAAATCTGTCATTGTACTTACTTTTCTTTTTTGCCATCATTTTCTCACCAAGTTGTGCAAATGTTTCTTTTCTACCAGGTACTTTAAGCTTATCACTTAATACTCTACTGCCTTCAGGTAAACTAACTAAATTACTGTCAGTAGGTTTATTATTCTCTGGTACTTTACTTATACTTCCGTCTGGAGTCTATATTAATTCACCATCATCTACGTAAGCTAAAGAGGAAGACACTCCTCCATTAGCCATAGTATCTGTATTCATCCCTATCATATCATCATACGCTTCACTTTGTAGGTAATTAGTACCTTGTACAGCAGCTCTATTACTATAAGCATTCTTCTTAATTGCTGCTCTCTTTCTACGTAATCTTCTATTACCGAATGCTCCAATTAGACCACTACCAAGACTACCTTCATCATAATCTGTGAACGAAGTCATTTCAGCTTCTTCACCAGATCTGCCTATTAGCCCTATACCAGCTCCTACTGCAGCACCAATTGGACCAGCAACTTGGAAGCCAGTAGCTGCACCACTAGCTATGTCACTTACAGATTGTGCAGCAGCTTGTCCTCCTGTAGTAGCGTTAGATTTCTAAAAAGGAGTAGTTAAAGTATTTAATATATCGGGAGCATTTCCAAGCAGGTTGTTTCCAATTTCTTTGAATTGAGTTCCAAATGCATATGCTGGTACTTTTGTTTTCTTTTTACTTTTCATATCAAATTAATGAATTTCTGTATGTTGTTGTAATCTATGGTATTTCAAAAGTATGGTCTATATCAGAATCTAACTCATAATCACAAATCATATACTTACCTCGCAACCTAGCAGGTAACGATAATGTATCTTCATTCTTATCTGCTCTAGGTACTGGGAATCTAAATGTATCTTCTCTATAATCAGTTATTATATGTTGTTCAGGAGTAATAACATTACCTTCTTCATCAAGTTCTTCTTTAGTATGTTCTCTAACTGATTCTTGATGTTTAGTACTGAATTTCATATAATCTATGATATCGTCCTTAATATACTCTTGATTACCATCTCTGAACTCTCCTTGTAATCTAACATTATCAAATACTTTAGTATAAGGAGCATTCTTATTAATAACTATTTCTAATTTAGCTTTTCTATCCAAAGGAGTTAGCCCTATTACTCCAGTATCATGTATAGTATGCAATTCATTATCTTTTATTGCTACTACTCTATCAGAAATAGGTAACGACCATTTAGGGTTAAATGTATAGAAAGATGTAAATCTACCTAACTATTCATTAAATATCAATGGCTTATTAAGTACATTGAACCATACTTCATTATACTTTTTATCAAACAAAGACACGCATTTAGTTCTATCTTCTTTAATATTTTTATTAAAGTAAGATTGTACCTATTTCTCTTTAGATATTTGACTTACTTGACCAGTATAAGAACACAGTTCATTCTTATCATAGTCATACCAGTATAACACATTATCTGAATTAATTATACTTTTATCATTCTTAATAGATGACCCATTAGTAGTAGTTACGTAGTCGAATCTACTTAATATACCACCAGTACCTAATACTAGTTGATTTACATTATCGTCAGTAATAAGTGATCTTTCGTTGACAGAAGCTACTCCTACTCCAGTATCTTGGAAATAGAACAGTCTATCTTTGAATACTTTTAGATTGGTTATGTCTCCCCACTGATTATCTACATCTAAATAATCAGCTACTTTGAATTTAGACCACTAATCTATTACTTCATTATTAGTCTTAGCCTATGAAGTTAATATTCTATTAGTATACCTTACGTCTTTATCAGCATACATAGAATTAGGTACATACAATTTACCAGTATTCTATGCAGAATAAACAGAATTATATACAAAGTAAGGAAGATCTTGTACGTGTATATCCTACATCTAAGTAGGCTCTAACTGTAACCAAGAATCTGCAAAGTTTGAGCTAGTTACGGTTCTATGGATCTGATCTCCGTGGAACAAATTCACATTAATAGAACTTTCAAATGGTATATAAGCACCTATATAATTCTTCATTCCATCCCATTCCTTAGCGTCAGGTAATTGGAATAGCATAGTGTTAGGATAATCTAATAAGCCCAGATAAGTATCTCCTCCAAATACATATTTACTATCATGTGCTGCTATACTTATGTATACAGAATTCTGTCTAGATGAGAATGTATTACCACCATATATAGAATTACCATCACGTTTAACGTTAAATACAGGAATAGCATTAGTAGAATCAAATGGATGGAGCTCTGGGTATTTGTTAGTAGGTACACTATTAAATCCAGAGAATACATTCTATAATTCAGGTACATGAGCTATGATACACGGACCAGCTGGACCTTGTAATGATTGATTATCATTATGAATAAAGTCAGACATAGAGTAGTTAGTATAAGTTCTATTACCAACATTTATTCTTTTAGCTACTACATCTGGAGCTCCATACATGTTATAGTCTATGTTAGGTGGATATTTAGCATCTTCAATATATGATGTAGATTGAGATTGCCCAAATATTGGAACGAAATATTTAGCTATTGATGCTCCACGGTATACCTTATTACCTCTACTATCTTGATAAGGGAAACCTACAGCAAGTACGTTAAGCCCCCATCTCTAGCCATAACCTACATATGGCACAGTATCTTGCTGCAATACTCTACCATCTATCTGAGTAATGTAATCCGCCGCAGCAAATATACTACGACTTACACTATTACCAATAGTATTACCATTTACATAGTTATCTTTAAAATCATCAAACTTGCTATCATTTACTTTACCACCTACAAATGGAGAATAGTATGTGCCTATACCATCTAAGTATACACTTCCTTCAAACAGTTTAGTTGCATCATCACCCTGTACACATATTTCTGGAGATACTAAACGTATATAATCATTTACTCTCATAGTAAGAGAGAAATTACCAATATCTTCCGCTGTACCTGTTGATATTGCTAATTGTTCACCAATCAAACTACAGAAGAAAGGAGTAGGTCTCATCTCCAAACTACTATCTAATTCAGATCCCTATCCTACATATTTATCCTGCTCTTGAATTCTATACTCATATACGTAACTACCTACTGTTTGCATAACTACAGTCCTATCACGTTCAGTTCTATCACAACGAACTATCTCATAACTTACTGCACCTATAGGCATTTTCTTTACTTTAAATTCTACACCTAAAGCATTACCTATAAGAGTATTATTTTCATATCTAAACGGAGGCATTTGAGAAGCATGAGGCATTCTAATATCACCTATCCAAAGTACAGGAGAAGCTACCGATTTATCATTGTAGAATATTATACCAAATCTATATATCTCATCTCTTTGGTAACCTCTATAATTAGCAGCTATATAAGGATCAGCATAGTTAGGTATATATGAATTGTTCTACTGTTCTTTAGTAGGTTGTACTATCTCAGGCATCTTGTCTGTACCTCTATTGATATATCTAGTATTGTTTCTAACAGTAGATACATCCATACTACAAGATTGATCTAATCTAAACTTATCTTGTTTATTACTTAAATTTATATCTGTAGTTATGAATGAATATTCTATATTAATACCATAACCACCTAATTCACCTTCCTTATTGTATATATATACATTCTAGGAATTAGATGCATCCTTTGTATACTTTGTGTTATTAAAGGGATTTATACAGTCATGAGTAATAGGAATACGTTTTATAGCTTCATCATCTGTTATAGATAGACGAATATTATTACTATCTAAACTAGATAATAACTATATGCTTCCTTCTGAATTAGCTCTATATGCTCTAGCATCATAGTCATTACCATCTTCATCTTCTGGTATCCAAGTATTCTCTGTTACATTAGCAGCGAATAATCTATTTTGCATTTTAGCAAGAGTCTACGCTATAAACTAATAACCAGTCATAGCATTAAACTCATCTATAGATATATCGCTTAATGTAGAACCATAATCTACATACTGAATATCTGTTTGACCATCTGGAATATCTATTTCATCTACTATACTAATAACAGGAGTAGAGTTATTCTGTTCATAAAATAGACGTATTACTCTCAACTTATTAAAGCCCTAGAGAGATAGTTCAGTAGATAGCATTACTGATTTATTTGATGACTTATTTAAACCAGTACCTTTATATTCAGAACTACCTTGGCTAGTTACACTATTTGTTAAGTGAATTAGCTCACTCATTGGAGAAGTAACTGTTTCAGTACCATGCACATTGAATAATTGATAACAATATGTTACCATTCCAGCTTTAAGGTTACCTTCAGATAACCAACGGAATTTAAACGGCAATAAACTTACTACTGGAGTTATTTCTAATGAACCAGGATTAATTATATTTCCATTCTCATCTATAAGATTAGAATTATCTATATACTTATTACTCATTATGTTAACAATCTTAATAGGACTGTTTCCATCAGTAAAGTATATCTTTATATTAGTATCTGATTCATAGTTACCTACAATACTTAGTGTAGGATTTTTAGATAAATCTTCACATAATCCTAAAGCTCCTTTACATACTAATTTGATTTGAGGCATATTAGTATCAAACCCCATTAATCTGTATATCTTATTAATATTATCAGATGTTTTAGTTATTACTACTGCAATATCATTTATCGTAGTAGTACCTATTATAGTCTCATCTTTAGGTATAATAGTATCGTATCTTCTAGGATTCTCTATACTTTGTAATACTCCTGTAGTTCCTCCATCATTAGTGATGACACGAACATCCTCAGCATATCTATACTGAGTATCCGGTATCAAATTTACGTCCTAGTCCATATTAAGACCTTGCGTAAATGTATTAACTTGTGCAGTATTACTTATCATATCAATCTTAATTCGCTATCTTGGTTATATAATATCTATTCTTCGCCACTAGTACTGAAGAAGGTATCGTGATCATTCATCTCCGGATATAACTTATGCCAGGTGTTCTTCACATTGATCAAGTCATCTACAGTAGGCATCATAGCTTCAGCATATGCTTGCTTACGATAGAAGTTATAAGAGTTACGTATATCATAATAATCTCCCTGACTTATTTGACCTTTTAACTTTTTAGGATACATTAACTTCATAGTAACATACCAGTATATTGCTTCCTTATAAGACTCTAGATCTGGTATCATGGGCATACTATCTTCATCAGTATATATAGCATAATAAGATATCTTAATATATCCCCTAGGTACATTAGTCATTATATAACCAGGTTTAGTCATATACTATAAATCATAACTATACATAGTACCATCTTTGTGACCTATTCTATTACCTAGATATCTACCGTTTGCTGTAGGCACAGTACTCTAGTTTATTAATACACTTAATGTTTCTCTAAGATTATTATCTTCATTTAATTTGTCCAATGCTTCTCTGTCATTAGTAAGATTAAACATATTCTTAACTAATGGAAACATAGCTGCATCCTGTACCAACATACAAGCTTTACTACAGCATTGATTATCATGAGATACACCAAAACTGGATGTTGCTTTTCTCATAGGTAGCCATCCACCATTACAACAGTATGAGTATGCTACCTAATCTAATTTATACAAATCACAAGGTAATGATACTTGGTGGCATTCTATTGGAAGTATTTCTACTTTATGCTCAAACTGCTATATAGCTCCAATCTTAAGTATGGATTCCATAATCCACTCCCGAATATCTGTAATACGTATCTCGTCTTCTCTTAAATCGAGATCTGCTATTACTTTAGCTACTACAGAAGCTGAACTAATCATACGATTATTTATCATAATTCTGGGTAATCTTTTGTTTTGTTGAATATTATTTGAGCTAAATTTCTCTTATTATCTCTTGAAGCTATAAACTAATACTTAGTTTTATTAGTAAGCAAACTGTCTTTCTTTGACCAAAAGAATCTATACTTATAATAATTACTATGGTCATTAAGTAGGTATACAGGCTTACCGGTTTCTTTTGTAGCTTTCCAGTCCCATCTAAGACTCTTGCCTGTAAATTCTTTTGGCTAATGTTTAATGATTTGTAAAGTACCTAATCTACATGGAAACTTGAATTCTTTACAATTGTACATCACCTCATCCCTAATGTACTAAAAATAGTCATTAATAATATTCTTATATGTCTATAAATCAATATCATAAGGTGTATTAGGTTCTATGTACTATTTATAGCTCTCATAGAAATCAGTAGTAGTATAACTCTTTCTCTAATATTTCATACATCAATTATTTATCACTAACTCTGTTCTATGTATCATCATGCGCATCATTAATATCATCACTAGGCATAGTAATCATAAAACGTAATTCTCTCTCTAATATCATTTGTGTAATAGTTGGTATCATTGCAGATGGTATAGGGAACTCACTATCTGGATCAAAACAAGCATTGAGTTCTGTAGGATCTTCAGCTATTACATCTACACTGATATACTCTAACTGATTAGAATCACCATCTACGTATATTCTATTATTCTTTACCCATGCAATATAGTCTTTACACGTAGCCTTCCTATACTTCTATAATTTAGCTTTAGTACGACTACCTATCTAAATCATATTACCAAACATATCACGTACATTTATTACTCCAGGTCTATAGTTAAAGTCTATTAACTTAGGGAGTTCTTTATCTCCTACATAAGTAAAGTAACCTGGTACAGTTTCTTCACGGTCTAAATGGATAGGTTCTATAGTAGTAAGATAAGCTTCGCTTACATCGTGCCCTTTATCGATCTACTATTTTATTAGCATAGCCCTATAACCTATGATCCACTTTTCAATTTGTATTCTACTTAAATGCTCAGACTCTGCAATGTTATTATTGCGAGCAATAAGTAGAATGTTATCTACAAGCTAATTGAGTGTCATAATATATTATGTTTTAATAACGTTATAAGCCATATAACGTATTTTAAGGCTGTTATAGGCACTTTCTATTATTAGTAATACAATCCTTTAATTTAAGTAATAGCGGTCTTAAAAGGGCTTAAAATAAAAAAGGTTGATCTTATTGACCAACCTTATCCATTGCATTCTTCATATCCTAAGGGAGCATTTCCTTCATAGGTGGTGGTACCATCTAATTAGCTTTCCTTATTATATTTTTTAATTCGTTAACTTCTTTTTGTAAAGCAATTATCTCATCATTCTCTTTTGCAGGCTTATCATTTATTCCTAACCTATTTAGGAGAGCCTAACACTTAGCCATCTCTTCATCGCATTTAGCTATGGCTTCTTTTCTTTGTTTATATGTATCGTATTGATTACGTACTATATTTATAATTTCCTATTTATCTGTAGATATAGTAAGACCTAATGCACTATCAGTAATAACTGATTTATTCTCAGGTATAGTAAACTTTTTAGTTTCTCCGTTGCACTATATAGTTATATCTACTATCCTCTTTCTAGGCTAATTGGGCATAGGAAATTGCCCAGGTGGTAGTGGCTCATCATATACTGCACTTACTTGAGTAACGGAACCTTCATTATACTCAGTAGTTTTCTTGAATGTACCAACTACTTCAATTATATATACTTTATCCCCTATGTTTAATTGATTGAATAACATAATAAGTTAGTTTTAAGGGGCTCATTTAGAGCCCCAATTTATATTAAGTTGCCGGTGTAGTCGGCGTTACTATATGATTAATTACTTGGAAGATTCCGTCACATTTGTTATAATATATCAGATATCTGTTACCAGTTGTAATTTCATTATTTGTCATTTGAGTTCCGGAACCATTTAATAGAGCTTTAGCTCCAGTAGATGTAATAACCGTAGCAGTATTATCAATCTATCTATTAGTAAAGCTAGTAGGATCTAAGAATACTAAATCCGTAGGAGTAGCTGCACTAGCAGGAGTAGACGTTACATGTAGTATAAATAAACCTTGACAAGGGAGTTGTCTCCATAATCTAGGACATACACCATAAGTAACTGAAGTAGTCGTAGTATCGGTAGTAACGTAGTTAGTTCTCAATACTGGAATACCATAATTATCTACAGTTCTTACTCTACCTCTATTAAAGTAGTTTAAAAAAGGATAAAACATAACTGCCTCCTTTCTTATTAGCAACCGCATCCACAGCCATTGTTATACCCATAACCATAACCGTAGTCGTTCAAACCACCTTGGCAACCATAAGGATTGCAAGTTAAGTAAGCGGGAACGGGTACAGGACGTATCTGATTAACTATATTTGCAGTTTGTGCTTGCTGAGAAGCAGACAATTGTAAAGCTTGTTTATCTTCACGCAAAGCATCGATCTTATTCTGCATTTCTCTCATTTCGAGTTGACAGAACTTATCATTGATAATTTGAGTCTGCGCATCTATCTTAGCACCTACAATGTTAAACTTAGATGCATTATCAGCCATTAAAGAATTGAATCCATTAGTAATAGCGTTCTGCAGTGTGTTAGTCTGATTGCATACAGACAGCTGATTTTCATAACCCATCTTAGTGATGTTGTTATTTACACCGCTAATAGATTCTCTAACATTGCAGCAGCAGCTAGCTAACTGAGAAGCCAAGCTTGCATTACCAGAAGTAATAGCATTGATTACTTCACAGCTAGACAACTTAGTATCGCAAGAGATCTGACTTACTCCAGAATTGATAGTATTAAGAGCTGTCTGAACAGAATTAATATCACAATTCAAAGTAGTAGCTAAGCTATTGATGGCATCTTTGTTACCGTTAATAGCCTGCATCAACAGATTAGTGTTAGCGTCACTGTTCAGTTCAGAAGCAAGAGCACCAGCGTTACGTCCGCCGAAACCGTTACCACCAAAACCACCCCAGCAGAAGAAGATCAAAATGATCCAAATCCACCACCAACCGCCGTTTCCACCGAAACCACCGTTGTTCATCATGGCCATCAAAGCAGCCGGATCCATACCTTTATTAGCGTTTTGCATTAGAGCAGCAAGACCAGCGTCAATACCGCGATCCTGCACAATAATTCTATCTTCTAACATAATTGATTTAATTTAAAAATTGATTTTTATTAATATCTAACGTAGCGAACAGCTTTGCCACGTCCATATTCTGAATAAGGTTCGTACTCTTTTTCTCTTTCGAGCATACGTTCGTAATCGTCTTCATAGTCTCTAGCCCTGCTAGTAGAATATACTCTACGACCACCACGCATCATACCACCTCTTCTACCACCTCTACGGAATAAGCCTATGCGTTCAAACTCGTCATCATCGTCATCTTCGTATTTGTCACGCTTTTCAACTTCTTCCTCATAGCATTCCATTTCAGCTTGTCTGATCTTATCACACATAACGTAAATATAGTAATACCACATCTTACCTTCATCAATGTCTTTATCATTGATCCAAGCTTTTGCCAATTCAACAAAATGCTTAGTGCTATTAGAATTAGTCATACTTATAATTACTTTATAGTAATCAGAATAAACCATGTTAAGTGCTACGAACCAATCATAACGGTTAAATCTGCTACCCAGATTTATTCCGTACTGACTGGCTAATGCGGTAGTTTCTTCTACAGACCAATGCGGTCCACGAGTACCATCCTCATTTTCCATTTTACTTACAGCTTTACGGGCATGTTCCTCATTGAAGTGAGGACCGTGTTCTGCTTCGTAAGCCTTTACACGAAATATTCTATGCATATTATTATTGATTAATATTATTGAATATATTGATTATCATTTTGGTAACTCAATTACACGAGTATCAGTTACCTTGATTATTGGATTACTGTTAACTATCTGATATTTTTTGGTACGTATACGTTTCCAATCAAAGTGCAAGAACCTAATAAAGCCGTTACGGTACTTATTCTTGTATTCTTTCTTCTCTTCTACAAACAGAATCTATTGATTCTTAATATCTAATGTGGCTTTAAGGATTGAGTCCTTTCTACTAACTATGATAGTGGTTAATGGATTAATTTTAAGTTCTTCGTCAAAATCTATTAACTTATGTTTTATAATAGTTCTAACTGAATCTTTAATCTCAGTATTGATTACATTTACATCAGTTAGGTTCTTGTCTTTGATTTTAAGCTTTTTCTAAGCATCCTTAGCTTCTTTTAATAAACTATCATTACTAGTATTTAGTTCTTCTATAGTAAGCTATAGTACTCTGTTTAACTATTCTTTCTAGGATGCTAATTGCTCGTAAGCTCTAACGTTGTTAGTTATTCTGTCAATCTCTTTATTCTTCTTTTGTAGCTAATGGTTCTAAACAAAAACAGTCGCAATAAGTAAACTAACTAAACCTACTGCGACTGCTCTGAAATTCCTTGTAAACCAATTAACTAACTAATTCAGTATTGGAATCATCTGGTAATTCTTTATCTAATGATATATCTAAATATTTCTCTCCTTTTGCTTTTATAACCTTCTTGAGGATTTTCCATATCTTCCATTGAGGATATAAGTCGCTAAACGATTCTAGTAACGACCAAAACTCAACTAAGGCTATCATTCCTGCTACTATTTCTACAGCATGCAGGTTAATAGAGGTTACTACCAGCTAATCTATTATTGACGCACTAGTTATTGCTACTGCTGCATCTCTAGTCTTCCATATAGTTTTCCATGCTTTATGTGATTCAATCTTAGGATGCCCATATTTTTTAGAGACTTTATAACCATAGATAGCATCAAGTAGTATCAATATACCGACAGCAGTGATAGGAACCCATACAGGTGCGAATATAGAAAGTAGCCCAGTTATAACAGAAGCTACGCATTTATCCACACTACTGAACATGTTCTTAAATATTGACATAGTATGTTCTCCTAATTGTTGGTAATTCATAGATAGTAGCTGATAATAAAAATCAAATAAGCCCTAACAGATTAAAAGGGGAGTAAAATCTGAGAGGGCTCGAAATTCCGTTTGAGATTATAATTATATAACGATAAGGTTTATTTAAGGTTTCCGTTTTGAAAATCTTCTTGCATAAACTAATAGCTCTTTATAGCGTAATATTTTCTTTAGTAAGTTGATGCCATTACAATGTTTAAGCCAACCTATATGACTACACATTTCTTGTTTGTAATCTTCTACTGTAATGTTTTTCTTTCTGCCTAATCTAGCAGCTTTCCTACACATGCTACGCTTAATATTTTTTCTTACTAAAGTATAGTCATGCCTTATTACATAACCTACAAAAGATATACCTCTGTCTTCTACTTTAAATATCTAATAGTTATCTTTGAAGGTTAATTTTAAAGTATCTAAATACTATTTCATTTCTTCAAACAGTTCTCGTAAATACTCTTTATCCTTATGTAGTATTACTATATCATCTGCATATCTGAAGTAATATTTAACCTATTTATCTTCTTTAAGCCAGTGGTCAAAGTAAGTAAGATACAGATTAGCAAAGAACTAAGATAAGTAATTACCAATAGGTACACCTTCTGCTGAATCTATTATCTCATCTAATAGCTATAATAACTTCTAATCCTTTATCTTCTTTCTTATTATTTCTTTTAATACTTCATGATTTATACTAGGATAAAACTTTTTGATATCTAACTTGAGACAATATGTAGTATTATCTGCATCTTTTAAAGCTTCTCTAACATCCTATAGTGCTTCGTGTATTCCTCTGTGCTTAATACAACTATAAGTATTTTTAATAAAGATAGATACCCATATAGGTTCCATTATATTCATTACTGCATGATGTACTATTCTATCTGGATAATAAGGTAATCTGAATATTAATCTTTCTTTAGGTTCTCTAATTATAAATGTATTATATTCAGAAGTTTTATACGTACCGTTAATTAAATTCTGCTATAGTTTTTTAAGTAATTCTTCTTTATTCTAGTCAAACTCTTTGATATCTTTTCTACTAGATTTATTTCTTCTAGCTTTCTTATCTGCTAAATATAAATTGTCTAAGCTAACAATCTTATCGAATAAATTATTATATCTCTTCATAAATGATATTTTCTGAAATACCTTCGTGCATCTTCGCTTTCGCTACCAATGCACTTAAGAAGCATGTCATATTTTACCAAGAGGTAAGGTTCGGCCCTTGATTTTTTGTCAGTTATAATTTTTTTAATGTATTTCAGTGTCCTGACATTCGCATTGGAATTGTCTAACTCATTGTTAGAATTCAAATTGAACAAACCTGCATTAGACTCATTGTCTGAGTTACTGCTGATTTACTCACGACTGCAACCTTTTATTGGTTAATTAAAACCAGTTTTCTTCAGATTCTATAGAATCCAATTGTTCATAATCCTCATCATTTAACTCTAATGTAGCTGGAGCAGCTGGCAATGCCGGTTCACCATAGAAGGTAATTCGAGTCCCGACAGACGCATAGGAATAGTCCAACCCATCGCCAGAATACAAACCGAACAAACCCGCACCAGACCCATAGTCCGAGCGACCGCCGATTAGAAGAGTTCTAGGTGTAGCTATAGCACTAGTCCAGTGATAATCACAATAATAAGTTGTAGCACTAGCTCCATTTCCTACTACAGTTGGGAATAGATCTGCCTAATTATTATTAACGAGTTTTTTTACATGTTGACTAGTAATTGTACTTTCTTTAAAGTCTTGTAATTCATAACCTGCTGCAATTAATTGCTCTGCAGTAGGATTAGTTCCTCCTTCAAATGTACTAAACTTAGTATAATCTTTGCAGATGTATACACTATTATCAGTACCAGCAACTACTACATCAATTACATTCTTCCATACATGACCAAATGGATTCTCAAT